CGGTGGTCGCTTTTACAAATGCTATGGGGACAGATTTAAATCTGGATGATTCTACGCCACAGGGTGTTTTAATTGATGATTTAACCACCGAAAAACAATTAGATAATGCTCAAATTCTTTATCTTATGAATCAATTAAATCCTGATACGGCAAGTGGTGTATTTCAAGATGCTATCGGGATGTTGTATAATGTTCAAAGAAAGCCTGCCACGGCTAGTATTGCCAATTGTGTCTGTGTTGGAATTGCTGGAACAGTTTTAAATGGTATCAATACTGGAAATCCTGCTATGGCTCAATCGGTAAATGGTGATATTTTCCAATGTTTAAATACAGTAACAATTCCTGCTAGTGGACAAACTTCCGAAATTCCTTTTGTGTGTACAGAAACTGGTGAAAAGCCAGTTGGTGCCAATACTGTGAATAGTATTTATAAAAAGGTTATTGGGTGGGATGCCGTAAATAATCCGAATGGTGGAACGTTAGGGACAGAAGTGGAAAGTCGGGAAGCATTTGAAGAACGTCGTAAACAAAGTCTAGCGTTAAATGCTACTGGCTCATTAAGTGCTGTAAAATCTGCTTTATTAAATGTTGATGGCGTTATTGATGTGTTTGTTTATGAGAATGATGGTGATACGGCTATTTCAAATTATCGTGGTGTAACAACTATTAAACCTCATTCAATTTATACTTGTATTCAAGGTGGAACAGCAGAGGATATTGGGGAAGCGATTTATGGTTCAAAATCTGCTGGGTGTGATACAAATGGCTCTGCCACGGCAACCTATTACAATAGTGATGTAGATATTACATTTTCATATAATTACACAATTCCAAATGCTAGTCCTATATATATTCAAGTCAATCTTGGTTCTGCTGTATCAGATGGAACAAAAAATCAAATTATGGATGCTTTGGTGAATGATTTTTATGGAACGGCAGACAATAATAATTTAAAAATTAGTATTGGTGATACGATTTATGCCAGTAGGTTTAGTGCTTTAATTACAAATCTTGGGTTAAGTGGTTTGTTATTGGAAAGTGTAAAGGTATCTAAAAACGGAACAAATTGGTATGATACATTAGAAACTGATATAAATGAATTGCCAACTTTAACAGCTAGTGAAACATATATTAAATTTGTGGTGTCATAATGATTAGTCAGTATGCAAATAGTCCAAAATTCGTTGCTCTTGTAGATGGATTAAGGGCTATGTTTAATAATGCAAAATTGATTAGTGATTGGTATAATATCGTATATAATATAAAAACAGCAAAAGGTTTTGGACTTGATATTTGGGGAAGAATATTAAATCAGGGAAGAAGTTTTATGTATATTGACCCAGATAGTGGGACAGAAACAGAATATTATTTACAGGGTGAATTAACAGTTGATGGAACAACTTTTAGTGCAGATGAGGTAGAAGAAACTTATCGTAAGGTTTTATTTATGAAAGCTATAAGCCTTATTACAAATGCCACAGATAAAAGTTTAAATGAATTGATACAGTATTACTTCAATGGTCGGCGGTGTTATGTTATCCAATATGATACAATGAAACTGCGGTATGTTTTTGAAGTTCCTGTAAATAAATTAGAGAAAAGTATTTTTACATCTGGATTATTGCCAAAGCCTACTGGTGTCGGTGCTACTTTTGAATATTTACCAAAGAATAGTTATTTTGGTTTTTATGTGAATAGTAGGGCACAAGACAATCAGTATTGGGTACCGTTTGACAATAAGCCATTTTATTGGTAGAATGATTATAGGAGAATAGTATGCAAAGTTTAACACAACCGATATTATTATTAAAGCCTTTTGCTGATGAAGGTGATAGAAACTCAATCCCTGTTGAAAATACCGATGCTCAAAATCCGCAATTAGCAGATTTAACTAATGGATTTCCACAAATAACGAGTGAAGACCCTGATGATGGTGGATTGCCGCCAGAAAGAAAAGATATTAATGGGCTTGGATATTTAACAACGACTTATGATTATTTTTATCAAGCTGGTGGAACATTTACATTTAATCAAACTATTTCAAATGCGATTGGCGGTTATCCGTTAGGAGCTAGGTTATGGTATGTTGATAATAATGGATTGGCTAGTATTTTAAGGTCAACGGTTGGAAATAATACAAATAACTTTTTAACAGATTCATCTGTAATTGGAGAGGTTGGTTCTGATAAGCCTTGGGTAATAGATAGATTTCGTGGTTTAAGTTCGCAGTATAATTTATTTGATACAAAGTGGTCTGATTATGAATTAAACGACCAATCTTGGCTTCGTGCAGATACATTTAGTTGGCAGGATGGTGCTATTTATTATGACGCATATAACCACTTAGTGGCAGATTATAATGGTGCTTCTTCACAAACCGAAACAGTTGGCTCTTATACAATTACATATTATCTAGCAACAGATGGACATAAGATTTGTTTACCAAACCAAGAAACAACTATTGACAATATTTATGCAGAATCTAGTGTTGCTTGGTATTATATCCTAGATACAACAAATCAAAGATTCAAGTTGCCTAGAACAAAGTATGGATTTATTGGTTTAAGGGATGTTGTTGGTAAGTATGTGGAAGAAAGTTTGCCAAATATAAAAGGCCAGGGTTATGCAGTAAATGAAAATAGCACATTAAGTGGTGCATTTTATGATAAAAACATTAATGCTACACACACTTCTGGCTCTTTCTCACTTGGAGAAGGAAAATTTGATGCTTCTCGTGTGTCATCTGCCTACCAAGACAATTCTCCAGTTCAGCAACGTGCAACACAGATGTATCTTTACTTCTATGTAGGTCAATTTACACAAACAGCAACAGAACAAACAGCAGGATTAAATGCTAGTCTGTTTAATGGTAAGGCTGATGTAGATTTAAGTAATGCTGTAAGTAATGCTAGTGCTTATGCAAAGGAAAATATAGTTGGATGGGCTATACCTGATTATACTGCAGGTATTGCTTTAAGTAACAACACAACATATACAGCGGACAAACCATATCTTATTGTTCAAATAGCTTCTGGTAATATGGCAACTTCTTTGACAATAAACAATACTATTTTTACAAATAATACAAGTGGTGGTACAACAAGCCTAGGATTTGTTGTATATACTGGAGATGAATATAAGACGAGTAGTTCTGGTTCATTTATAAAATATCCATTGAAAGGAGCTAACAATGCTTAAATATGCAAAAATAACAAACAAAGAAACAAAACAATGTGATGTAGGGATTGGAACAAATACTGCTTTTTATTTATCTATTGGTATGGCTGAAATGGATGTAGAACAAGCCTATAATGGTAATTGGTATGTTAAAGGGTACGCCCCTGAAAAACCAGCACCAACAAAAGAAGAACAAAAGAAGAATAGAGAGGAAGCCTACTCAAAAGAGGTTGACCCGATTACTTGCCACATCAATCGGTTAAAGGATGAAGAACAAACACTTGAAATCGAAGCTGAAATTGAAGCATTAAAACAAGAACGAGCAGAAAAGGTTGAAGATATTAAGGCTCGCTATCCTTACCCTGTGGAGTAAACTATGTGCCAAAATGTTCGTTCTGCCATTGATGTAATTAAAACACAAAGTAATCGGAAAACATTAAACCGACAGGAGACCATTATGCTTTTTGAAAAGGTAATTGAAGACTCCAAACAGATGGGAGAACGAATGACAGAACTGGAACATAGGGTTGGAAATATTGAAAACAAATTGACCGTTGTTGATGGAAAGATAGATAATTTAAATGCGAATATTGACAGGTTATTAAACAAGCAATCTGTTTTTGCTACAAAGTTAGCAGACAATAAATGGTTTTGGATTAGTATTATTATTTTTATGATATTGGTGGGAAGTTTGCTTGGTGCAAATACTGATTGGATTAAAATTGTTCATACTATAACGGGGGGTTAAATGGCATACTGGGCTTTGTTCTTTTTTATTCTTGGTGGTTTTTTTCGTAGGATTTTAGGGACAACATTCAAGATAAAAGGGGTAAAAATACCTCGTTTTTATAAACTTGTTGCATTAGTTTTAATTTGTATGCTTATGTACTTTGTTTCTGGTTCATTTCCAAAGGGTTGGAAAGAATGGCTGTGTATGGCTTGGGCTATTGGATGGATGATTAGATATAACAGCCATACCCACGGTGATTATTGGATTTTAGAGGAAATAAAGCCAGACGAAGGTCGTTCTTGGTGGGTTGATAAAACATTACAGTTATTGTTTGGGAAGGGTAAATATTATAACTTTAATGGAAATTTTGTTGGTTTAACATTGGGGTATCTGGTTCCTGCTATTATGGCTAGTATTATAATGCCACATCATTGGTTTTGGGTGGCAGGATTTACAACGCCTATGGGTTATTTGTTCTGCGAAGAAACTCTTAAATTTACAAAAAGAGAAACTGAATATGCAGAATGCCTAAATGGTGCTTTAATGTTCTTATTGTTCTTTATAAACCTATAAGGAGGGGAAATGAGTGATATTATAGAAGAATTTGAGGGATTTGTTGCACAGGCTTATCCAGACCCGTTGACAGGTGGAGAGCCTTGGACTTATGGATTTGGTTCAACAACGAAAGCAGATGGAAGTCCTGTAAAGTGTGGGGATTATATTGAAAAAGATGCTGCTCGTGTTTTACTTCGTGATTGGTTGATTAAAAATGCAAATCCTGTAATTGCTTCTATACCTTATAGATTGACAGAAAATCAAAAACAGGCATTAGAGAGTTTAATTTATAATGTTGGTGCGCCAGCTTTCAAACGGTCAAAACTTTATACGGCCATCTGTAAAAAAGACTTTTACAATATATTTAAGGAATGGGATTTCGGTGCGAAACAATTAAAAGGATTGGCAAAGCGTAGGGCTCGTGAATTAGATTACTTTTTGAGGGATTTATGATAAAAGATGAAATTCTAGCCGAGATGAAGGTTATTGCCGAAGAAAACGGGGTAGAATTGACGGAAAACGCTGAAAAAATTGCTTCGTTTAGGGCTAGAACTGGATTACCAATGAATTTATGCCCTTGCGATAAATCAAATCCTTATCGTGGGTGTATTGGCAGTTTATGTATGAAAGAAATAGAGGAGGATGGAATATGTCATTGTCAATGTTTCAAAAAATCTGTTTAGGATTAGCTTTTGTTTTACTAACTGGATGTACTGTGGATAAATGCAACGATTATGTTGTTGCCTATGATTGCACGGCAAAATATGGGACAGATTGTCGTCAGCATTATCTTGAAATGTGTGAAGAGTGTGAAAGGGATAATCAATGAAGAAAATTTTATTTTTGTTTTTATTTTTGGTTGGATGTAGGGCTACACCACCTAGTGAAGCAATATCTAATACGGTCGTAAATGGGCTTCAATCGCACGTAGAAGCGATTTCTTTATTAGAGAAACAAACTACACCAGAATGTAAAACGGAAGCGTTTATAGCCAATTTAAATGCGCTTAAAACACAAACAGAAAGTATGGTTGGGCAAGTAAAAAGCATTTCGCAATCTTGTAAGGTTGAAAAAGATGTTCTGTATCGGGATATAACGATACGAAATATTGTTATTGGAATACTTGCTGGAATATTGATTTTAATAGCATTTTTATTTATCAGAAAACGAGTTTGACACATCGATTTTTTTCTGCTATATTCTCAATAGGAGAATTTTATGGCTGGCTGTTGTTGTGAAAATAAGTCTTTAACCCTGTATCGTGGCTATCCTAGCGAGTTCGCTGATGTGGACTGGCTCTCAATTACTTTTGAGAGTGAGCCGATAGATTTAACAAATTTTGAAGCACAATTTATTCTTGGTGAAACACATCGGGAATGGACAGACATTACACAGGGAATTATTATCAATTTAACGGATGAGGAAACTGGTGCTTTACCTGTTGGGATGAATTATGGGACTTTAATTGTCACAGATACATCTGGAAACAGCAAACCGTTTTCTACGGCAATTCCTGTTGAGGTTAAAATTTGGGTAGAGGGCGACCAAGAGTTAGATACCTATGATATGACCGTCAATGCTTTGCTTGACAATGAAGTTCAGATGGTTATTCGTATTGAAACAGCAAAGGTGTCGCTAGATTGGGTAAATGAGAAAATTGCCGAACATAATGCCAGCGAAGAAGCCCATCCATATATTCAAGGTTTAATAGATGAAGAAAAAACGGCAAGAGAAAATGCCGATACTGCTTTACATAATGAAATAGTAGATGAAGCAACTGCTAGGGAAAATGCTGATATTGGGTTACATAATGAAATTGTATCAGAAGCAACGACTCGGTATAATGCCGATAATTTATTACACGACGAGATTGTTGCAGAAGCAGATATTCGGGAAAGAGCCGATATTGATTTAAGAAATAGAATAAATGGTAAGCAAGACAAACTAACATCAGAAAATGCTGGTGTTGGTATTTCCATTGAGGATGTTGATGGAAATGTTGTTATTAGTAATACACAGACATCTGCCGAATGGGGTAATATTTTAGGTAATTTAACAGACCAGACAGATTTATGGAATTATTTATCTGAAATCGGAGTTTTGGATAATTTAACAACCACAGAAAAATCCACATTGGTTGGCGCTATCAATGAGGTAAATTCAAATGCCTTAAAACAATCAGATATTACTACAGGCTCGGCGAATGGTACAATAGCTGTAAAGGGTTCAGATGTATCTGTAAAAGGGTTAAAAAGTGCGGCATATACTTTAAGCACAGCTTATGCTACAGCGGCACAAGGAACAAAAGCAGATAGTGCTTTACAACCGACAGATGTTATTGATAATACTTCTTCTACAACAACAAATAAACCATTATCTGCTAATATGGGAAAATCTTTACAAGACCAAGTAGATAACTTAAAAGCAAGAGGCCGTTTTTTAGCTTTATGGAACTGTGCGACAGGTTTAGCTGAAAGTAATCCACCGTCGGGGACTTACACTTATCAATCTGGGGATTATTTCATTGTGGGTGTGGTTGCTAGTGCTGGTGGTACAAATTATAGGCCAGATGGTTCTAGTTATACGACGGGAGTTGCTTCTATAACAGTTGAAACAGCACAAGTCGATATAGATGATGTATATTATTATGATGGAAGTGTTTGGCGGTTACAGGTCAATACTCAAAAAGAGATTGGTTTTGTAAATATTGCTGGAAGTCCGTATGATAATACAAATCTTGCGAGTGCTTTAAATGATAAACAGGATGAAATTGATTCTACTAATAAACTATCTGCGGATTTGGTTGATGATTCCACTACAACGAATAAGTTTGTAACTGAAAGCGATAAAACAAATTGGAATAGCAAAATAAGTGGTGTTAAGGTAAATGGGACAGAATTAACACCAGACGCTAATTATAAAGTAGATGTAACTGTACCGACAGAATCAACTGTGTCTGGATGGGGTTTTACAAAAAACGTTGGGACAGTAACAAGTGTAAATAATAATACTCCAGATAGTAATGGTAATGTTTCTTTAACAATTCCGAGTATAAATACTACCAATAATTATGTCCCATATAGGTCAAGTTCAACGGCATTTAGTAATTCTACTTTAATGTATAATTCAAGTGCAATGGCATTTACAGGGAAGTTGCACGTTGGCTCTACGAGTCCATCAACATATTCTAATTTTGGAAGATTTACAATATATGACAATACACCAAGTCAGCAAGTTACATCAATGGCTTTGCTTAACTATGGTGGAGGTGGTGGATGTGGTGTCGCTATTGATATGTATAATACATCTGCAAATAGCGGTATTCCATCAGGTAGATTTGGTCTTATAGATAATGGTAACTATTCAGGATATTTACAGTTACAAGTAAAGAAATCAGGTGCTTCTAATAATCCATTGTTGCCTGCTATGAATATTGTACCTGTACCTGCTACAAGCTCTTTAACAACTTGTGTCGCTTTTGGTAAAGATGAATTTAACAATGTATTGTTTGATTTACATAAACCAGAAGAAGTCTGTTCAATGACAGACTCTGATAAGCGTTGGAGTGGTAGTGGAACAACATACTCACAGAATGGTAGCAATAAGTTTAATTCTCGTTTAATGGTTGCTGTAGGAGATATTGTATATTTTACAGCAGGAACGGAAGCTACAGTAACATCTATTGTTTCAAATACAAGCACTCATCAGATAACTGTTGACAGAACTTTGGGGAGCATTAACAACCAAAGGTTATATGTAAAGAAAGCATATTTTAAAGTTACTGATGAAAACTATAACACAAAAATCATAATCAACCCTTATGGTAAGATGGGATTAGGAACATCTGCTCCTGCTTATGATTTAGATGTAAATGGAACAATTAACGCCAGTACAGATATTAAAATAAACGGGTCAAGTGTTGCTCTTGCCTCTTCTGTTCCAACAGAAACCAGCGACCTAATAAACGATTCTGGATTTGTTTCAGCGTCTTATGATGGGACAAATGAAATGTTAGTATTGGGGTAAAAAATGGCAAATATAAAGAAAATTAAAATAGGTAGTATAGAATATGATATTAAAGATGTAGTAAGTGGTTATATTACTGGAATTAACTCATCTGACGTAACTACTGCTTTGGGATATACACCTTACGATGCAAGTAATCCAAATGGATATACATCTAACACAGGAACTGTTACATCTGTAAATAACGTAAGCCCAGTTGCTGGGAACGTTATATTATCTATTCCAACAGATACTAATGACTTAACAAATGGTGCTGGATATATTACTTCGTCAGCTTTAAATAATTATGTGACAACAAATACTGTTCAACAAATAATATCTGCTAAATCTATTGTCGGAACAGACGCGGTTTCTGGAGATTCAACACAGGCAAATATCTTTTCCGCCCTTTCAACGCAGTCTTCTACTCAACCAGACTCTTGGAAGGGTCGTATGATGGTTGGCGCTAAAAACGTTACATTCCTTATGGGTGCATTTAATGGGATGGCTGGGTTAGGGGCGCATTCTTGGACAGATTCTGCATCTGGAAGCGGTGCGGCTTGGGACAATGTTTATATAAATCCAGACGGAGATAAAGCCGTTTATATTGGTGGATATGCTTGGAGAAAGGCCGCTGGCTGGTTTAGGGTACAAAATACTGGTGGTAACTCTGGTGGAACAGTACAAGTAAATAAGGGTACAATATCAAGCGCTGATTGGAAAGATGTAGCATATAAAGGCGAAAATATATCAGATTTTAATAATAATTCTGGGTATATTACATCATCTGCATTAAATGGCTATGCAACCGAAACGTGGGTGGGTCAACAAGGGTATTTAACAGGCATTACATCATCTGATGTTACGACAGCCCTCGGTTATACACCTTTACAAAACACTGCAACAGGAACAGACTCATTAACTATCTCTGGAACTGCTTCCACCGTAGGAAATTCAACAAATGTAGGGTATTTATCACAAGCAACCTCGACAAACACAGCAGCATTTGGTAGATATGCAAGAGCAACAAACGGAGGATCTTCTGCATTTGGTGCAAGCTCAAACGCTTCAGGAGCTTATTCAGTAGCTATGGGTAGCAATGCAACTGCTTCTGCGGCAGGAGCTATAATGCTTGGTGGTGGTGCAAATAGTGAAGAAAAAACATTTAAAGTGGCATTGAAAAAAACATCAGCTCAAGCAACTGATGAAGCTTCAGGACTTTTCAAGCTTCTCGACAGTGATGGAACAATTCCTGCAGGAAGACTTCCGAATGCTATCACAAGCACTCAAGTCACAATAGCTACAACAGACTGGAGCTCCAATACCTGCACAAAGAACGTAACAGGAGTAACAGCCACAAGTGATGTCTTTGTAGCACCTGCTCCAACGTTGGCAAATATAAAAGTGTATTCAGAAGCAAATGTTTTCTGCTCGGCAATTGGAAGTGGAACTGTAACATTCACTTGCGAAACAACACCGACAACATCCTTAACTGTAAATATAGGAGTCAACTAAAATGATATTCAATAGCGTCATAGCAGGAACAGGAGGAGGAACAATAGAGCCAGTTGAAGCAAAAGCAGTTGGCGACACAACTACGGCCGTTCAAAAAGATAAAGTCCTACTCATACCGACAGACATTATTTTTGATGACACCCTATATGACTGTGGAAATAACTTTGGATACGATTGGTATGTCCCACCTGTCTATCCAGGGTACGTTACTGACTTCACAAAGGTAAACGGTTGGCTGAATAGATATTATGTGTCAGACCAAGCATTCTTCACAGGATACTGGAACAGCACAGTGACAGGATTCTCATCAACATCTACTTCGGGATTCACAGTATACTGCCCTGAATATTTAGACAGCGAAGGAGTCGCCGTCAGATTAAATACAGGGACATCTGCACGAGTTTCCGTCAACTCATTGGGAATACTACAGAATGATGTATTTACACCACTGCTGACGTTAAACTATTCAAACGAGAGAGTTGCATTTAATTACATCAACAAACATTTTATAGCATACAATTACGTCGGAGAAGTAAACAATGGAGCTATTACTTACAGGCAGGCAACAGACAAATACTCCCTATTCATTTCAAAATTAAACAATGATTGGTATTATGTGCATAATCAAACTGTGTATTCATTATCGACAGGGGAAACGGCGTTCAGTTTTTCAAGACCATGGGGACAATACATATATGAATCATTATTCTATCTTGATGACAATGTTGATTACATAGCCATGATAGGGGATGGTTCAAGCCAACAAGGAATATATAAACTTGATAAAAGCTCTTCAACGTGGACTGCAACACTCCTGACACAATCGGTATCTGTTCTCAACTCGGCAATTAAAGGCGGATTATTAACACGCAATAATTCATTAAACAATGGAAACAGTGTATTCCTTCATTCAAAGGATTTCGGAACCTATGTGGAAATATACCTGACAACAAACGAATTTGGGTATGACACCTATGGAAACGGAAACAAAGTGGCACACTTTAAATTCGACAAAGCTACCGATACACTGACACGGCTTGCAGATGTTTTCTACGACGTGGACACCTCAACAATAGACTACAATGCAGTGAACTGTGTTCAAGTCAACTGGAACCTCGGAATGATTTCAATGAATGTCATGAACTTCAGTGGGTTAAGCGCAACAAAAAGGTATGCGATATTTGTGAAAAAGTTTGATAATCTGGCAGGAGTTTACAAATACTTTGCATTTACAACCGAAAAAGGAAATTACTATCCTGACCAATCAATAACTGGGTTTGTAAAGTCAAACGAAGGAACTGACGGCCTTGGAAACACAGTTCTGAAAGTAAACACAGCAGAAGACCCCGATTATGAATGGACAAATATTAATATAGTCTTCGGAATGAATGTAACAGTTAATGAAGGAGAACCATAATGCCAACATATGGAAGTGTTAATATCTCAAAAGGATACTATAACAACGGAACAGATACGATTATTTCGTCAGATACACAAGCGAGTCTTTCAGACCTGAAAACAGGACAAACGGTTGGATGTAAAAACACTCTTTTCATGACATCTGCGAGCGGAACGGTTGCTCCATACATTTCTTCAAACAATGCACCGACAGGAACATTTGATGTATATGCAGCTCTCAACACTCCAATATACCTTAACTGGACAAAGGAATACATTGCAGGAGGAGCTGAAATTACTCCTGATTGGTCATTTATAAATTCAATAGTAAATGAAAATTACAATGTTGTTGGAAGTCCAACTATAAGATCTGATTATGTTGCTAGTGGATTTAGCTCTAGCAATTATCTTAAACCCTCACAAGTATTTAACCCCGGAAGTAGCACATGGGAAGTAAATGCTAAAATTTTAACCGGGAATGACCTTGGCCTTAACTGGATTTTTCAATCTTGTGTTGGAGAAGGCCAAAGCAATAGATATGGACTTTCTTGTTATATATCTGATGGAAAATTTGCATTGGCGGTAAGTTCTGGCACATCGTCATGGTTATTTGACCAACAAGGGACTTATTCTGTCCAAACAAGCACTACATACTGGATTAAATTCGGTTGGAATGGTGAGAAATATTATTTAGAATATTCTACAGATGGAAATACATTTACAAGGGATATCGAATATTCCTCAACAACAGCTATGACATCCTCAATTGTATATTCATTTATTGGTATATTCTCAACGTATGGGTATCAAGGTCCATTCACCGGCTCAATTTATTTAACAGAATTATATACAAAGGTTAACAATGTCGAAACATGGAGAGCCGTACAGATAATACCAACCTCTCTAAAAACTCAAAAGGCTCTCGTCTATGACAACGCAAATGATAAGACGTTCTGGTATCCTTCTGAAACGTCTTCAGACTTGAAAGACTTTATTGCAAAAGCAGATAAGAATGACTTGTTCTATACAAACAAGACTGGGCAGCCCACATCAGACATTGTGGTTTCAGGAAATGGAACAACTTATGTAAAGAACTTCACAGAAATAGGAACTCCTACAGTTTCAAGCAACTTTGATGTCAGTGGGTTCGAAGGAGGAGCTCTAGCTGTTTCAAAGTGTGTTTCAACATCTGTAACGCTTGACCCGACTTTACCATGGGAAATCAACTGCAAATTCACAACCGGTGTAATGGGTTCAAGTGGGACTCCAATGATAATTGGGAGAGGTAGCAGTGTACAGTATACATCTCCTAATATTTATATAAATAATCCAAATAGAAAGCTTACTCTTATATACTCATTAAATGGTACAAGCTACGTTTATTTAGCATCAACAAACGAGAATGTCGTTGCAGACAATACTACCTATTGGGTCAAAGCAGAATTTACAGGAAGCAAATACAACCTTTATATCTCCACAGACGGTGTAAGTTTTAACCTTCTGAGAAGTGTTTCTTCTAGCAATGTTATGAATGTAGTAAACCCAATGCCAATCTACTTCGGAGCACGACACAATGATACTACTCAAGGAGCTGCTTCAACTCTTATCAACGGAACAATCCACATGAAAGACTGTAATATCATTAGCAATGGAATAGTTATTTGGAGAGGTGCTGAAGGATACATTGCAGATAGCTCAAAGAAAGACGAAAAATCTGTTTGGCTCAATCACGCACATGATAAAATCATTGGTATAGGAACAGAACCCGATGAGGTTGAACTTGAAGTATCCTCAAATAATGATGAGGTTGTAGCATCTCAAGACCACTATTGGACATACCTAGGAAATACGTCTTATGATGAACAAGGTCAATCAATGGCGGCTTCAAGTATGACTGGAAGCATCGGTTCAGGGTACATGATGTTGAACCCTAACGGAACTCTGGCGTTCACAGACGCGACGAGCGCATACCAATATGTTGGCGGAAACGCATTTTCAGGATACACCATCCGATTTACAGATAACACACACACAGAGATATCAAGTCTGACAAACCAAAGTTCGACAAAGTGCAGAGTATACGCTAGACTTTCAGGAAGCTCATACGCAGCCCTATACACAGCGATGGTTCCTCCAACAGGAGATATAAAATCGTCTGTAACAAATACGGACGGAAAACTCGAAATTGCGCCATCGGGAACAATCCAAGAGGGTTCATATACGTATGATGCAACGAACGACACAATATCGATAGAGGGCAGTATCTACTCATACATTGGAGATTTCTATGCCATTATATAGCCAAGACTTTCTTCCTGGATTTCTCGAAGCGGAAGCTGAAACTAGAGAAGCAATGATAAGCGAAACAGAACGTCAAGTATTTTTAGCCAAGCAGTTCTGTCGATACGATAATATGCAAAAGGTCTGTAAGAGCGAGTCAATGATAAAGATGCTTGAAAAAGCAAAGAGAGATATAATAAAGCTAATGCAGAGGTGTTAATGGGGCTCACTTCACACTTAAATAGGCATTACAGGATATTGATTAAACAAGGTAGATTTCCAATATGCTATTTGTGTGGGAAGCCGATTAAAAAGCAAAATGAAGTTTCGCAAGACCATTTAATTCCGAAAGCGTTATCTGGAAAAACAGTAGAAGAAAATTTGTGTATTTGTCATAAATTATGTAATAATAAAAAGGGGATGATGACCGTTCAACAATGGTTTGATAGACAGAGAGAATAGGATTTGACAAGTGCGAAAATATTTGCTATGATGTGTGCAGGAGAAAATTATGGATTGTTGTTGTGATGATAAAACCATTACGGTTTATAAAGGCTTTCCTACAAAATGGAATGGGACTAGCCTTATTGATGTATCTTTTGACACCACTATTGATTTAACCAATTTTTCTGCTATTTTTAAGATTGGAAACGTAGAAAAGACATATACAGATATTGCCGAAGGTTTTAATATTGATTTAACAAAAGAAGAATCTGGTTCTTTGCCAGTTGGATTAAACTATGGGGAATTGATTATTATAGATGATGAAACCCATAAAAAACCTTTCACGACGGCGTTGCCGTTTAATGTTGAAGATTTTGTAAGTGGGGATATTCATTTAGATAATTATAATGCCACAGTAACAACAAAGATTAAAAAAGTTCCTTTAACAATTAAAATTGAAACGGCTAGTATTGACCCATCAATTATTCGGGAGTATATTGAGGAACATAATCTTGATGAAACGGCTCATCCATATATACAGGGTTTAATCGGTCAAGAAGTCGAAGCTAGAGAAATAGCTGATGGGAATTTACAAACACAGATAAATGAAATATCAATTCTTGCTAATGGATATATTCACGAACAAGGAGTTGTAAGTGCTGTTTGGACGGTTCAGCATAACTTAAATAAATATCCGTCTGTAACTGTTGTTGATAGTGCCGAGAATGAGATTATTGCCGAAGTTGAGTATCTTGATAAGAATACGGTAAAAATCACAATGTCGGGAGAATCAAAAGGACGGGCTTATTTAAATTAAAAGGAGAGAAAAATGGCTAAAAAAGTTCTAACAGATTTAAATTTTAATAAGAATGAGATACAAAATGCGGTAATTCAAAATCTAGCGTCTAACCCATCATCACCTATTAAAGGTCAGGTGTATTACAATACATCTACTAATAAATATATGGGTTATAATGGTTCTGCTTGGGTTGATTTATCAAATCAAGGAGATGTTTATACTTTTTCAGATGGTTTAACAAAAGACGCTAGTAACAATGTCACTTTGGATGTTGCAACAACATCTGCTATTGGTGGTGTAATTGTTGGTTCAAATATCGGTGTTTCAAGTGGAACAATTAGTGTTGCTGACGCCAGCACATCTACAAAGGGTGTTATTGAAATTGCGACAGACACAGAAGCAAGCACAGGAACAGACACAACAAGAGCCATTAACGCTAAACAGTTGGCTACAAAGGTAACTGCAAACTCTGCAATTACTGGTGCTACACATACAAAAATTACATACGATAGTAAAGGTCTTGTGACTGGTGGAGCAGATTTATCAGCATCTGATATTCCTAGTTTAACACTATCAAAGATTTCTGACGTAACAGCAACAGCTTCTGAATTGAATGTTTTAGATGGTATTACGGCTACAACGACAGAATTAAACTATGTTGATGGTGTTACAAGTGCTATTCAGACACAGTTAAACAATAAGGTTGCTTCAAACGCCGCAATTACTGGAGGGACAGCAACAAAGATTACTTATGACTCAAAAGGTTTGGTAACTGGTGGTACTTCTTTGGCTGCTTCAGATATTCCTGATATTAGTGCGACTTATGTGACTGTTGCCAGTAAGGGGGTTGCCAATGGTGTTGCTTCTTTGGATGGTGATGGTAAAGTTCCGAGTTCGCAATTACCAAGTTATGTTGATGATGTGATTGAAGCATATATTGTTAGCGGTTCTACAGCTTTATCTGCTGGTTGGTTATCAAAAACATCTGGCGGTTCGGCTTTAACACCTGAAACTGGCGTGATTTATGTCGTTATGACTTCTGGTGAATATCAGAATAAAACATACCGCTGGGGTGGAACGACTTATGTGGAAATTTCGTCAGCGCCTGGACAAGCGACAGAAAGCACGGCTGGTATTGCTGCTATTGCCACTCAAACGGAAGTAAATACTGGAACAAATGATACAAAGATTGTTACTCCGTTAAAATTGGCTACATACACAAGTGGTATGGCAAAGAAAACTACATTTACGAATGGTGCTTTAACGGCTACGAGTGGTGTTTGTACTTGGACAATTAGTACAACTTTGTCACCAGATTGTTTTTGCACAATTCGGGAAACAAGCGGTGGTGCAGAAGTTCTTTGTGATGTAACTTATGGTTCTGGTTCTATTACTGTAAAAATCAATTCTACAAGCAATATTGCTGCTAATACATACACGGCTACTGTAATTGGTTAAAATAAGTTGGAGGAATAATGACCAAATTCCTAAACATTAGCACGGATAATACATTGGGCGGTAATTCGCCCTCTGATGAAACCGTATCAAGTCAGAAAGCAGTAAGAAGTTATGTAAATGGATATGCTTTAAATAATAAAGCAACAGGTTCTCATTCTCTGACGCTTTTAGGAAACGCAACTTCAAATACTAATGCAGTAAATATTGGATATTTATCTACTGTAGCTGCAAATGGTGTTTCTATTGGAAGTCAAGCTACAACCACTGAAACAAATAGTATTGCAATAGGATATAGTGCAATAGTTACTGCTGATTATGCAATTCAACTTGGTGTTGGAACAAACGCTGAAAGTGGTTCGTTATATGTTGGAACATCCAATAGTAATAATTATAAGTTATTAGGTTCAGATGGTAAAATACCGTCAGACCGTATTCCTGATTTAAGTTCTACTTATCAAGCTACCCTTGTATCTGGGACAAACATAAAAACCATAAACAACACATCATTGTTAGGAAGTGGAAACATTACTGTTGACTCTTTACCATCACAAACAGGTCAATCTGGGAAGTTCTTAACAACAAATGGAACATCTGCCAGTTGGGCTAATGTAAGTGGTGGTGGAGCTACACTAACTTATGACTCAACAACAGAAACTTTAACAATAACATAGGATGAAGTATGGCAGTAACACATAGTTTTAATTTAAATTATTATGAAGATGGTACTCTTGTTGAAACAGAAACATTATATAGAGATGAAAATACACACACTAGTGATAGAGAAGTTAATGGTGTTTTCTATTATAATTGGGACGGTAGTGCAACTCCAAACTTATTTACTAATACACTTGATATAACATCACAAACTGTAGTGTATATTGATGATATGGCAGATATGGTACCGATAGATGAATATTACAGTCAAGAGATGGGTAGTGTAATAACATATACTATTTCAGATATTGTAATTCCTTTAAATTATGTATCAAAACTATCAAATGGAACAGATACATATATATTAAAAGACTCAAATGCAGCAAACAAAGACTTATCCAATATAACTTCAACTGGGAAAAGCACATCTAATGGTTGGTTTATGCCAGATTATAGTTCTGGTGTTAGTGTTGCAAATAATACAGAAGCAACTGCAACTGAAAATTGTTTTATTACACAACAGGTTATTGGTAATGTGCAGTCTATTCTTTATATAAATGGAGTTCAATTTATAAACAACTCAAATAATGCATCAGCGACTGTTGGGTGGTTTGTTCCAAAAGGAGCTACATATAAAACAAGTGGTTCTGGAACGTATGTAAAGTATCCATTGATTGGGGGATAATATGATAAAATATGCTAAAGTAATAAACGAAGAAACAAAGTTATGTGAAGTTGGGTTGGGTACGAATAGTGAATATTATAAATCTCTTGGAATGACCGAAATGGATGTAGAGCAGGCTTGGAACGGAGATTGGTATTTATATGGGTATGTACCAGAAAAGCCAGCACCAACTTATGAAGAAGTTGATAAGATGAGAGTAGAGTATCGCAAGGCTCATATAGACGACAGAACTATTGCTCGTATGAGAAAGACGGCTAACGGAACTTGGACAGAAGAAGATGAGCAAGCGTATCTTGAATTAGATGCAGAAGTTACTGCTTATATTGAAGAAAATTATCCTTATCCAGTAGAATAAAAAAAAAGGCTGGTGGGAATTAAAAACCAGCCTAAAAATGATTGAATGAAAAACGAGGTAGCCCACAATCATTTTTTTGTGCGTAGAAAGGAATTTTCTAGGGCTACAATTATCGTATATCATTAAAAAAAAGATTTGTCAAATTGGTAAAAAAAGAGGTTAGGCGAGCAAACCTAACCTCCGAAGACTATAAACAAATGAAATATTCAAAAAGAATGAAAGAAACTTTTTGAATAATTACCTTATAGCATAAAATTTAGCGTTTGTCAAATTAAAAAACAATTAAAATTTTATCAATAAAATCAAGTATTAGTAAATTATTTCATAAAAAACGTAAAAATTAGTGGACATTTTTAGAAAAGTGGTTTATATCTAAAATTACAAATGAAAGGAGAGTAAAAATGAACCGATTTGACATTACGGATAAAATGTTATATAAAGAAGATGTTGGGCAGGAGCCTAGCGTTTATTTGGAGAAAATAATGGAGAAAAAAATATCAGATATTTTTTCAAAACATTACAGCAGAATGATAAATGATTTATCACAGATAGTTGGATTTACGCCTGTGATGAAAGTCGTTATTTCTAATTCTATTCGGTGTTTGGAAGATGATATTTTGGAGATTAAAGGAGAAAATAATGCAGTTCAGAACGACGAAAAAGTTGATTATTGACGAACAAAAATTATCTGTTTTAATTCGTTTGGGATGTCCAGATGATAGATTACTTTCTGTTATCAAAACAGGAAAATTTGAAAAAACAGGTGATGAAATTATTGATGAAATACTTGAATGTTTTGTTGATAGAAAAGAGTTTAAAAATTGGGGTGGAAATCATAACCCAAAAGGAATAAATAATTGTAAAAAAAGAAAAAAATTAGGTCAAGTTGACAATCAAGTTGACATCCAAGTTGATAATCAAGATGACGGTCAAGATGTAGATAAAGATATAGATATAGATAATAAATATAAATATAATGGTAATATTATTAAACTAAATGAAAAAGATTATAATAATTGGTTAAAAAAATATCCAGATTTAGATTTGAAGTATAACCTTGATAAAATAGACCTTTGGTTTGCAGAGAAAATTAAAGAAAAGCCAGAGTATAAGGCTAGATGGTTTTTTATGGCACAGCAAATGTTATTAAAAAATCAAAAAGAGGTTCAAAATAAAAATACTTATATGGGGAGGGGTTAATGTTTGAAAAGTATATTCACGAGGATATAGAACAATCGTTATTATCAAAGTTTATGTATAATCCGAAAGAACTTTATAACTGTCCTGATTTAACCGTAGATGATTTTGTATATGATGAGCATAAAAAGATATTTAATGCGATAGTTGAATTGAATAATAAAGGAATTCCTGTAAATCCTAAAAATATCTTTGATATAACTGGAAATAAAGATTATGTTTGTAAACTAATTGGTATTGTTCCATCATCGCCAGTAAATGAATTGGCAAATTATTTGATTGATGAAACTGAAAAATATAATACTTTGGTAAATATTGAACAGCTGGTAAAAGATGCTAATGATGATAAAAAGGTTGATTTGTTCGCAAAATTATCTGAATTATCATTTAAGAAAGACAAAATGTTTGAGGAATGTTCAAATGAAAAAATGCTTAAAGAACTTGAAGAAAGGATGAAAGGAGGTAATCTTGGAATATCAACAAGCATTTTGGGTTTGGATGATAGTATAAATGCTTTTCAAAAAGGAAGATTGTATATTGTAGGTGCTAGACCATCAATGGGTAAGTCTGCTTTTATGTGTTCGTTATGTGAAAAGATTGAAAAGAATAATAAGGTTGGTATTTTATCTTTGGAAATGAATACATCAGAATTAAAACAGAGGATTGCTTGCATTCGTGGTAACATAAAGCATTGGAAAATAGAAAAGGGGAGGTGTAATAATGAGGAATTTGATGCTTATGCCAAATCGTTAGGTAGTATTAAAAATATAGTTATCAATGATAAGGGTGGGTTAAATAGGTATCAAGCAATTGCTCTTATTCGGAATATGGTATTAAAAATGAAATGTAGTATTATTTTTATAGACCATATCGGATTGCTGAAAGTAAATGGTAATTCTAATCTATCGCACGAAATTGGTGAAAATACATCGGCATTAAAGGCGTTGGCAAAGGAATTACAGATACCAATTGTTTGTTTATGCCAGTTAAATCGTGCCGTTGAAAAAGAAAAGAGTAAAGAACCAACATTGGCTGATTTACGGGATAGTGGTAGAATTGAAGAAGATGCCGATTGTGTAATTCTTTTATATCGTGAGAATTATTATAATCAAGAACTTGATGGTAGAGCAAAATATTTGGTTGCCAAGTGTAGAAATGGTAAAACTGGTATGGTTGCTGGATATTTTGATAATGAATTGATGAAATGGAGTTAAAATGACTTGTTTTTACATAAATGGTAAATTATTAAAAAGATATTGTATTGAAAATGGTATTTCCTATGGTAAATGCTACTATTGGCTTGATAAGTACGGTTTATCAGTAGAAGATGCGATAAAGAAAGTTTTAAGTGGTGAAAAGAAGTCAAATCTAAAATGGGATTATAATGGAGAAAGTGTTTTTAAGTATTGTGAAAAACATAATCTTTTGTATAATTCTGTTGTAAGGGCTATAAAAAAGGGGATGAGTGTAGATGATGCCATTAAAAAGGCAAGAAGTTTAAGGCATAAAAGAGGAGTACCTGCCAAGTATGAGTATAATGGTAAAAGTTTTAGGTCTATATGTAAAGAATTTGGTATAAATTATCAAACAGCGCATAGATGGTTAAAAAGTGGTTATAGTGTGGAATATGTAATTTGGAGGGCAAAAAATGTTTAACATTGGTGATATGGTTGAATTCTGGTTGCCAGATGGAAAAAAGTATCGTTATGGCAAGATTGCTCGTAAAGATAAAACGACTTGCTTTATTGTTTCAAATATGCTAAAAAATAAGAGGATATATAGGGTTAAACAAAAAGATTTAAATGCTTTTAGAGGAGAGGATTATGCAAGAACTCAAAATAGGTGATTTGGTAAGGTTTTCGTATAAAAAGAATATACCGTTAAAAACTGGGCAAGTAGCGGTTTTATATGGTGATGGAACGGCAGATGTATATGTGATTGACGAAGGTCGTGTTTATCGTGTATTGATTAGTAAATTGAGAAAGATATGATTACTATTATTGGGGAATTATATAGTTCTAAAAACTCAAAAAGAATTGTTAAATTCGGTGATAGGATGGCTCTTATTTCTAGTAAGGCTTATATGTCGTCTGTAAAACCGATAGAGCAACAGCTAATATTAAATAGGTATAAATGGTTAAAGGAAATAGAAAACCGTCCTAAACCGCTTAAAATCGCATTTAAGATATATCGTAAAACACATAGAAGGTTTGATTATGTAAATATTATACAGGGGCTTCAAGACCTTATGGTTAAATGCAGGTGGTTAGAAGATGATAATGCTGATGAAATATTGCCTGTTTTTATTCCTTATGAGGTAGATAAGAATAATCCCCGTGTAGAAATAAGTGTAATAAATCAATAATTTATAAATTTTTTTGAAAAATAATGCATTTTTTAGTGGACATTTAGAAAAAAGTATATTATATTTTATTACATCAAAGGTAGATGGATTTATGGTTGAAAAATACCAAGCGTCTATTGGAGGTCGGAAAGGTAATCCGTTAAAATTCTGTCTGGTAAGGAAAAACCCGTGAAAAAACCAATAAAAACTTTAACAAATGAAAGGAAAAAAATGAAAAAGAAAAATTTAATAATTGGTGGATTATTATGTTTTGCTTTAATTTCAAGTTATATTGGAGTTGGCTTATATAAAAATTCAGATGGATATTTAAAGGAAGAAGCAGAAAAAGTATGTCAATCAAAATTTGTTTCATATAAAAATATTGAACCGTATGCTTATTGTATGTGTGATATTAAAGAAACAAAGCGTGTATTTGATGATAAAACATATAAAGAATATTTAAAAGCTATAATTAAAAAAGACGCTATGGAACAGATAAAATTGGAATATACATTAGACACAATGTCAATGTATAAACTTAAAGCAGAACATAATAAATGTTTAGATGGTGTTTCAAAAGAAATGATTTTAAAATCTGTTAAAGAATATGAAGAAAAACAAAAAAAAGGGGAATAATAATGGAAGAAAATTATTTTATTGAATTAAATAAAGTCAATGTAAATGATAAGATTGAGAAGAAAAATGGGCTTTCATACTTGTCGTGGGCTTGGGCTTGGGGAGAGGTTAAAAAGAAATTCCCAGATGCTAACTATACTATTTATGAAAATAAGGATGGTTGGAATTATTTTACTGATGGGCATACAGGATGGGTTAAAACTGGTGTCACATTAAATGGAATTGAGCATATTGAGTATTTGCCAATTATGGATTATAAAAATAAATCAATTTTAGCCGAAAATATCACTTCTTTTGATGTGAATAAAACAATTCAGCGGTCATTGACAAAGGCTTGTGCCAGACACGGGTTAGGGCTTTATATTTATGCAGGTGAAGATTTGCCAGAGGAAGATAATTCTGGTGTAGATGAATTAAAAAATCAAATCAAGGCTGATAAGGCTAGGGCTACTCGTGAATTAAACAAAAAGGTTGACGAATATAATAAATCTGATGATGGTTTGGAAATGCGGTATAAAAATATGTATAAGTTAGTCGCAGGGATGAAACAAATCAACCAGTATAGCACCGATAAAGATTTAATGGAAAAAATCACAACGTTATTAAATGATTTAAGTATTGCGAATAAACAGGTCGCCTATGATACATTAAATAAGATGGTAAATGATAAAATGTTAAAAGATGAGCCTGATGAAATTCCAGTAGATATTTGCGAAAAGGGGATTAAACCAGAAGAATATTTAAATGCTGGATAGGGTTTATGGGTGGCAGTAACATTCCTTTGTATAAAGTATAAAAAACCAAAAGCCACCCACCTAGTTTTGAAAAGAAGATTTTGGAGCCGTTACCCTCTTTTCAAAAAAACAAAAAAAACGGCTCCGCCTATTTTTGAAAGTGGAAAAATGATAAATTGGTTAAAGAGATTATTCAAAAAAGAAAAAAAGATTGGTTTTATTGAAATTGAAATCACGGAAGTAAAGCCAGTTATTAAATATAATACTCGTGATAAAAAAGGTCGTTTTGTAAAGAAAGGAAAATCAAATGGAAAAAGACGATAAATTAGTTCAATATATTAGCCGTATTGAAAATCTGGAAGATGAGAAAAAATCTGTATGTGATGATATTCGGCAGGTTTATTCAGAATTAAAGGGTGAAGGATATGATGTAAAAGCAGTTCGGCAGGTAATTAAACTTAAAAAGATGATGCCAGCAGATAGGGCTGAATTGAATTTTCTCGTTCAAGAATATGCTAAACAAATTGGAATTGTGGAGGAGTAAATGGAATTTAAAAACCAAGTGCTTATTAGTGGTCGGGCATATCGCCCAAAACTAATGCATACAAAAAGCGGTAAACCGATTACCACCTTTGGATTATCTGTATATAATGGAAAAGACCGAGATGGAAAATCAACATATTGCTTTATGGATTGTAAATGCTTTACTGATGAAAGCAGTTTAGCAGGTGATGTTCTTGTTAAAGGTCGGATTGGGTTTGATTGCTGGGAAAAAGAAGGAAAGAAATTCACAAAGCCAGTTATTATTGTAGATAAAATAATGAGTGGTGATTCGCCAGTAGAAGAACAAAGCCAAGAAATTGTGGATGATGATATACCTTTTTAATAATGAAGAAAGTTATTTATAATACAGAAATGCTTGATAAAGCTTGCCAAGATATGTATAAATTATTGGCAGAAAAGAAATCTATAAACCTTGAATATGGAGAGGTTTACAAGGATAAAAGCCTAGCGCAGAACGGGTTTTTCTTTGGCGCTTTGGTTGATAGTGTTATTTCTTTTTATTTGGAAATGGGTATTAAATATACCGTAGATGAAGTAAAAAATAATTTTTATCAAGCAGTAAGTTATCTGGATGATGACTTTAAAAAGAAAGTCCGTAGGTTTAATGGGGACGAGTATGAAGTCCCCAAACGGATTTCTGATATGAACCGAGAGGAAATGTCAAAATTTATAGATAAATGTATATGGCTCATAGATAATGCGAAAGCATTTCAAGGGATGAAATTATCGCCTGATATTCGTAATACTTGGATAAGGCATATTACACAGGATGATTTAAGAATGATAAATGAAAAATCGTTTCCTTATTCTGATAGTGAATATATGAGTTATTTACATAAACAAACTTGTTTGGTGTGTGGATGTCATAATGATATAGAAGCACATCATTTAAGAATAGATGGGATGGGGGGAACAGCAAAGAAGCCACCTGATTGGATGTGTGTGAGTCTTTGTTCCGAGTGCCACCGTAAATATCATTTAAGAGGTCACGATTGGTTTTTGGAACAGGTTAGGTGGTTGACAAAGTATTTAACGTTAAAGGAATACCTTGTTTGTAATTATTATCGTTGGAAAAATCATATTGGAGGTTAAAATGTTTAAAGAAATGATTGAGAAAGCGAAAAGTTTAGGTATTACTCGGGCTATGCTTGGGGAAGAAATGTATGGTCGGAGTCAGTATAACAGAATTTATATGATTAAAAATCCTACAATTGCGACTTTGGAAAAGTTAGAAAAAGCGATTGAAAGTTTAAAAAATACCGAAAAAGCTAAAGAAAATCGTAAAAAATTAAAGAAAAAATGTAATAAAATCAATAAGTAATAAATTTTTTTAAAAAAATACAAAAAAAGTGTTTACATTTAGAAAAAAGTATATTATAAGGTATTATGTGGAAAGGGAAGTTGTTGTATGGTTGCGAAACACCACGAACCCTCTGGAAATCGGGTAGCCTTCCGAAATCAAGGTATCAGTTAGTTCTTCTGTAAAAGAGCAAAGAAACAAATAAATGAAAGGGGTTAAAAATGAAAACATTATTTTGGGTTATTTTGGGTTGTTGTATTTTTATTGGTTTGTGTTATCTTGGCAAACAGAATGATAGTGATTATCAGAAATGTGTTGCCGAGGGTGTTCATACTAATGAAAGATGTTATGAATTAGCATATTTATAAGGAGGAAATTATGACAAACAAAACACAAGAAGTCTTAAAACATTTACAGACAAAAAATCAAATAACTTCAATGGAAGCTATTGACCTATATGATGCTACAAGGTTGTCGTCAATTATCTTTAACTTAAAGAAAAAGGGGTATCATATTATTACCCAAAGGGAAGAATGTATTGACCGATATGGAAATACTTGCCGATTTGGTCGGTATATTTATCTTGGTAAAGAACAAAGACCAGATTTTGATTTTTTTGGTTTGGGATATGTCAATTACTTTGGAAAACTGTTTAGACGGTGGTTCAGATGAAACATTGGGATAAATGGACAAAGAAAGAGTTATTATCTTTAAAACAAAGATATTGGGATAAAACTTCTGAATATGCTTCGGTGTTATTAGTAAATTCAAGAATGAAGCACGATAGTGGATATAACTTATTTGCCATTATTGGTGTTGATGATGATGGTGTTCCAGTTGAAATTGCTGGATATATGGATGATTTTCGGTTGGATAGGATTAAAGGTACTGATGTGTTGACCGATATTAGATTAAATCCGTATCATATTGGGATTGATTGTTCAATGCACGGAGTATTTAGAATACACTCTTATAGGTATAGAATTGAAGTTGGACCGAATATATCTACAACGTGTTTTAATTTTAAGGATATATAAAATATGAAATTTTAGAAAAAAATATTGGAGGAAAAATGAAACAAGGTGTCTTAAATATTATAAATATATGGATTGATGGGCATAGAACTTCTGTAAAATTGACGGATGTCCAGAGAAATGTGGCAGAAGAATTAGCTAGTTTTAGGGATATGAAGTTACCAGATTATTTAGCTATGCTTGCCGAAGCGTCAAGGGATGTGGATAAAAATTATGGTAGAAGTATGGGAATAAGGGATGGAATTATTATGGAACTTTACCAGATTTTATGCACAACATTACAAAAGCAGAATAAAAAGGTATTAAATTAGGGATGAAGAATGACAAAGGCACTAACTGAACGAGAAAAGATGGTTTTGGATTATGTAAAACAAAATCCAAGAAAAACACCGACAGAAATAGCAAAGGCGTTGGGATTACCAAATTCAAGTTATGTTGCAAATGCTTTGGGCATACTTGAACGCAGGCACGGTTTAATTAAACGGAGGGAGATTATTTGTTATGAGTAAGACACTTACTAAACAATGGTGTGATGGGGAATTAAAAAGTGGATATTATTATGTAAGCCTTTATCAATATGAAGGAGAAGATGAAGCTGATAGAGGATTTGAAGATATTGCTTTTTATAATAGTAATACAGAACGATTCGAATATGAAAGCTGTTATGACGGAGTTGAGTATGTCCTAGCCCCTGTGCCTAGCTATGATGAAGTTAAAGAGATGAGTCAAAAGATAGAACGCCTTGAATTTGATAACGAGGCATTGGAAATGGCTCATAATGAGGGAAAGGAAATCAATGCTGAACTTGTAAGTAAAACTGATAAGTTGGAAAAGAAGCTTGAAATTGCCACACAGGCGTTGAAAGAAATAAACAAGAACTATCGCTTTACTGTTTCACAAGATGTTGTATATAAAGCCCTAAAAGAAATGAAAGGTGTAAAATGAAAGATTTATTTTTTAGAATAGGGGTTGGGTGTTGTGTTGTTTATATTGTTCATTTTTTTGCAGGTTTCCACGCTTGGTTTTATGGAAGACCACTTTCAGAATATACACTAGGTTTTTTCAGTTGTTTGTTTTGGTGGATTGCTATTGATTTATTAAGAGGTGTAAAATGACAAAAATTGGCGAAATTAAAGGTGGATTTGAGTGTATTGCTTGTAATGGCGAATTAAGCCCAGAGTTTTGAAAAACCATTGCACACAAGCAAGATAAGGAAATGAAAAGAATATACAGGGCATACAGTAAATTATTTGACCAAAGGGAACAAGCCATCGCACTTATCAAAGATGGTCGGTTTGTGGAAGCATTACAATTATTGGAGGGAAACAATGAGTAAATTAGAAATAATAATGGTTTTAGAATTTATAGGTGACCATTGGACAGATTTTATTTATTCTTGCCGAGAAAAAAATATGGATGCTGTTTCAATCCTTGAAAAATTAAATAAAATGAAGGATGAAAAATGAAAATAGAATGGAATAAAGATAGACCAATTCGTCTATTGATTGGCTTTGAATATGAAAAGTTTATCGGAAGCAGAGAATTAACGGTTTGGTTTTTAATCGGGAATATAGTTTTCAAATGGGAAGCAAATGATTAGTTTTACAAAGACGGAAATAGTAATTGAGGATGAAGATGATTTGGAAGAAGAAAATCAGATAAACCTTGATTGGTGGATGGCTAGGTGCGAGTATTTTAAGGATAAATGTCTGGAATTGGAAAAAGAAAACAATGAATTGAAAAAAAAGTTAAAAAAACAGTTGACAAGTATTTTTTAATATGCTAGTGCTTTATTTAGAAGGGGTAATAAATGGACGCACTTTATGTTTTGGGAAATTCATCACAATACAACAACCTTGAACTTCGGTTGTCGTTGAGAAGTCTGGAACAAAATGCCAAAGATTTGGAAAGTGTGTTTATTATAGGGGAAAAGCCCGATTGGATAAAAAATGTAGTCCACATCCCAGTAGATGATGTTTATACGAGAGAAAATAATGTTTTCAGAAAAATTTTGACCGCTTGTAAGTTGGATATTTCTGAAAACTTTTTATTTATGAACGATGATTTTTATATGATGAAGCCATTTATAATGGAAGATTATCCATATTTTGTAAATGGTGAGGTGGTATGTATTTCAAAACCATCGCTATATCAAATGGTGCAGAATAAAACATTAAATGAGTTACAAAGCAAAGGGATAGAACGGGTAATGGATTATAGGGTTCATTCCCCGATTGTTTTTAATAAAGAAAAATTTTTAACGCTTGAAGGGTATTATAAATCAACTAAACTAGAAAGGGTTGGATATTCGCCAAGGTTATTGTATGGAAACTTTTTTGTAGATAATTATATACAGGCTGATGATTGTAAATTATGGGCAAATGATAAGATAAAAGAAACAAAGCAGGGGTGCATATCAACAAATGATGATTGTGAAGATATATTAAAGGAATTACTGGAAATTTTTAACAAACTATCAAAATATGAAAAAGGGGAATTAAATGGGTGAAATCGTATGTGGTGAAAGAGATTTAGGGCGGGCAGTAATTCTGCGAGCCGTAGAGGATGCGAATGCGAGTAAGGATAGCCTTGACCGAAGGGAAGCAAGGCTTTTTTTGTGTGCTAAAAACAAACTTTGGGCAAATTCATTATCTTGCTGGTGTTATATAGCTGGTTGGGAAATGGATGATATTGTCAGTTATGCTAGAAAAAAGTGGGGGTAATCAATGGAAGGGGAGTTGACATTATTTAAAATGGAAGATAGTTATTCTTTGGTTGGGTTACGGGATTTGTGTTTAAGGGAAACAAAGGAAAAGTTAAAGCCTGTTGAGGGAGAGGATTACGAGGAGTATCTGGAAATGATAAATGATGAGTCAGATTTATTATTTGCTGAAAGGCTTCGGAAGATAGCAGATGATATTGAAAAAAGAATACTTGAACCACAAAGCCAGATGATAAAGGAAACGTATAGGGGAGTATTTAAATGAAACTAATAGAAAAAAAAGATGGAAACAAGACCATTTATAAATGGGTTCCTGATGATTGGGTAGAAGAAGAAAAGCCAGAACGTGACCTTACAACATCTGGTCGTAAGATACTTTCAACTGGTTTAACGGAAGAACAGTATAAAAATATCTTTAAAAAATATAATAAAATCAAATAATTGTAAATTTTTTTAACAAAAGTGCATTTTTTAGTGGACATTTAAAAAATAATATATTATAATGTATTCGTAAAGGAAATAAATCCTTTATTAAACAAATGAAAGGGAACATAAAAATGGATTTACAAGAAACGACAGAATTTGTCAGACAAAAGGCAGAGTTAATTCACTTTAAAAAATTGCTTGGTGAAGTTAAATCTATAATTGAGTTATATCAATCCCATAATAAAGACGAACATCATTTTGATAGGATTATGAAAGAGTTGGAAGCCAATGGTGTTAAAGGAACTTTTGATAGTGCTAAAGAATATGATGATTATATTAAGGGGGTAAAAAATGCTTAAGGAATTTTTAAAAGAATGCCTTGATGTGGCAAAAGAGGAATATTTTAATACAGACCATCATCACCATATTGACGAAGATTCAGAATGGAAAGATATGTTAAAGCGGATGGACAGGGATTTTTTTGATGAATGGATAAGCCCTGTAATTGACAAGAAAGACAATGATTTATGGTATGCCTGCGATAAGTTTATGTTGTATATGTTGACAAAAGATGTGATTGAGGAGATGTAATATGACTTGGGAAGAAATAATAGTTATTTGTTTTCTAAATAATTGGACACTTGAGCCTATTGAGGAGGAATAATGATAAAGACACTATATGAATTTGAAGTAGCTATAGTCTATAATGATGAATCGACAGAACCAGACCGGTTATCTGGTTGTATGTTAACTTATAACGATGCTCTTGAAAGAGCTGTTAAAATGGCTAATATACTAGATGGTACAATAGCACCAGAAAAAACAATTATATCAATAAAGAAAAAGGTGGTTTATGATGAAAAAGACACTAACTGAACAATGGAAGAATGGGAAACTTAACGATGGTTGGTATTATCTTAAAGTTAAATCTGAATTGGGAAATTGTCCAGTAATATCAGAATGTGTGACAAATTATAGCCACTTAGAGCCATACTCAGATTTTTATGAATATGATGATAGTCATGTGGAAGAAGTCCTAGCACCTGTTCCGAGTTATGAGGAATACAGGGAACTTCTTGATTTGAATGTTTATGAAAAAGACAGAAAGAAAGTAATGGGGTTGGAAGATAAGGTTAAACGCTTACAGGAACAACTGAAGGAAGCTAATGAGGCAATAATGTCAATGGTAGGAAATGGACCTTATAAGGCAGATGAAATTGGACAGGAATATCTTGACAAGTGGGGTGTAAAATGAACTGGGAAGAACTGAAAGAAGAAGCTAAAAAGATGGGATATAATGAGGTTATAAAACACCCACAGGATAAAGATGTAATAGCACTTGTACATAAAGATTTATTGTATGGATTTTATCCTGACGGGACGGTTGAAACCGATTGTTTTATTGAAGATGACCTCTGTGGTATGCCTATCGCATACGACAGAACTCCCGACCAAATGCGCGCCATAATGAAAGCACTACAATAGGAGGTGGATGATGGGTGATTTTGCAGATGACGAATTTGATAGAATGATGGAACTTGCTTGGGAGGCAGAAGATGGTCTTTCTTCTGAAATAGAAGTTCTTAAAAATGAACAAAGAAGAAGGAAAGAAGAACCAAACAAAGAGCCAGAAGATGAGGTATGGATAACAAAAGCTGGAGAAGTAATACCAGTTGGCAAGATGACAGATTCACACCTTGAAAATACAATAAGGTTTTGCGAACGTAGATTAAAAGAGTTTAGAACTTGGATGTAGAAAGGAGGCAAAATGATGGAAGTTAGAATATCAAAAGGGCCAGAAAGTATAATGGTTGATGAAAAAGAGGAATATGTAAAAAAAATTGAGCAGTTAGAACAACAACGAGAGCAAGCCGTTACTCTTATCAAAGACGGAAGATTTATTGAAGCGTTGAGGGTTTTAGAAAATGATACAAATAGATGATGGTGGTCAATATGCATACGCAAAAGGACAGGTAAATCTATGTGATACCTTATTGGGTTATGCACAGAGTTGTACTTGTAATCTTGAAAGAATGATAGAATTTATTGAAGAACTTAAAAGGTCACAGATTGAAATGATTGCAAGAATACAAGAGGATAAATTGAGAAAAATAATGGGGAACCCAAAGTTTTGGAAAGAACAAGACCCAGAATATGTTGATACTGTTGAGAAATTACAAGCTGAAGTGTTCCCAAAGGAGTTAAATGACAGAAGTTAAACTCGGATATTATTTCGCAAGACTTATAAACTCTGACCGTATCACAATAGTAGGCTGTTGGGGAGATAAAATCCAAAAGCAAGTCAATGAGGATGTGGAAATATTAGAGAAAGTGCCTAAAAAGGTTTTAGATGGTAAATATAGAGTATTAAATTTAAGGAGTATAATGAATGAAATATCAACCAAACAGAGATTATAAATCTGATGATGTCGTAATGACACCACCAGAATTGGCAAAGGTTCTCATTGAACATTTCAAACCAAATGGAAAAGGATTAGAACCCTGTCGTGGAACTGGAAATATATGGTCGCAATTAGAAAATGCCGATTGGTGTGAAATTACAGAGGGGCGTGATTTTTATGAGTATTTTGAACCAGTAGATTATATTTTCACAAACCCACCTTGGTCGCAGATAAGGAAATTCTTATTACATTGTTACGAATTGGCAGACGATGTTTATATTTTATGCACGGTAAATCATTTATGGACAAAAGCAAGGTTAAAAGATATGAAAGAAAGCGGGTTTGGTATTAAAGAGATATGTATATTTGACACACCTAAAAACTTTCCACAATCAGGATTTCAATGTGGAATGATATGGATAAAAAGGGGATATGTTGGAGATATTAAATTATCTAGTATTGAATTTAAGGGAGATACAAAATGAGAGAGAATGAAACTACAATAACATTGACAAAGGCAGAACTCAATGACCTTTGGCTTATACTTCAAAACTGTAAAAGAGATGGCTGGTGTTATGGTCGTAGAGATTATTGGGATAAACACCTTTATAAAATTATTGGAGAAGTAAATAAAGCAATAGATTATTTGGAAAGAAGGGTTTTATAAACGAAGTTGACATTCTGGGAAAAATATAATAAAGTGGGAATAAGGAGAATTAGTATGAATAATTTATTTGATTTATTAAAAGTTTTATATTGTATTAAGTTTTTTGCGAAAGATATTCATTATACGGCAAAAGGTGATTCTTTTTATAGCGACCATCTTTTGGCAGATAGGGTTATTGATGGGCTGGATGATTTCATTGATGATATAAATGAAAACCTTTATCTTGGATTTGAAGAAAAAGCACCTAGTTCAAAACAGGTTATTGTTGGAGTGGCACAAGATTTAATGCTGGTTCAAGATGATAAAAAAGTAAATTGGAAGCGGTTGTATAGTTATCTGGAAGAAGCAGAAGAATTGATTTATAAGATTGAGGAAGAATATAAATTCCCACAGATAAGTTCGCTATTGGATAATATCGCCAATGATTTACAGAAGAAAAAAGGGTTGATTTGGCGTAGGATTTTGTAGTTTGACTTATCATAAAAAATGTTGTATGATGGTCGCAAGGAGAAAGTATTATGAAGATTCGCGAAATTGATATTCCTGATAATAGACCTTTTATTGTAAGGGCGTCTGAATATAAGCCATCAAATGATTTTAACCCGCCGAAAACGCTTGGTCGTCCTCGTGGTAAGACAGAGGAAGCCAAACGAGTAATGGCTATGGATGCATGTATCAAGAATGTATTATCTGGATTTAGAAGCGAACTTTATAATGCTGGAACACCGATGTTTGCTGGATATGGGTTATTGTCCAGTATTTCACAGGAAGCGTTGATTCGGGCTGGTGTGGAAACAATCGCTGATGAAATGACAAGAAAGTTTGTCAAGTTTAGATATGATGTAGACGATGGGAAGAATGACCACGAGAAAGAAATTAGTGATTTAGAGGAACAGGCAGCTAAATATAAAATTAAAGATATTTTTAATGATGCTGCTCAAAAGGATGGTTACTTTGGTGGTTGTTTGGTTTACATTGATGTTGGCGATTTGGATGATGAAGAAGCATTAGAACCGCTAACATTAGATAAAAAGACTTTTAAGAAGGGTATGTTAAGGGGGTTCAAGGTAATTGAGCCTATAAATATTTATCCTGGGGAATATAATACAACAGACCCGACAGATAAGCATTATTTTAATCCAGAATATTGGTATATTTTAGGGCGTAGGTATCACGCTAGTCGTTTTTTGTATTTTGTAAGCAATTCTGTTCCTGTATTATTGAAGCCGTCTTATAACTTTTTTGGTATTGCTCGGGCACAGTTGGCTTTGGATTATATTGCCCATTTTGTTGAAAATCGTGAATCTGCGCAAGAATTATTGAATAAGTTTAGCCTAACCTGTTGGAAAACAGATATGACACAGGTTTTGGCTGGGGAGTCTTGTAATGACCTTGTAAAGCGTGTCCGTATGTTTAACAAGATGAAATCTAATAATGGAACGTTGGTTGTTGATAAAGAACAAGAAGATATTATGCAGATTAACACGCCTTTGGCTGGTGTTCGTGATATTGTTGATATGTCTTTAAGCCTTTTAACTGCTGTATGGCGTATTCCCAAAATCAAGTATATTGGAGAAGGGGAAGGCGGATTAAACGCTTCTAGTAAAGAACAAATGCGGTCGTTCTATGACTTTATTTTAAGTCAGAAAGAAAAGATGTTTACCGCACCTATGGAAAAGGTGTTAAAGATTTTACAATTAAATATGGGTAAAGACATCAATGAAAGCATTGGTTTTGAGTTCCCGTCTTTGGTTGAAATGGACGATACTGAAATTGCCAGTTTGAATAAGATGAAGGCTGATACGGCTGTCCAGTTAATCAATGCTGGTGTGGTAAGCCAAGAGGAAGTACGGCAGAATTTGTCTATGGATAAGCATAGCGGCTTTTCTATGATTGATGTGGATGATTTGCCCGAAGAACCTGAACAACCTAATGAGAAAGAGGTTGTAGAGGTTGAGGATGAAGATTTGGCTTTTGATGAATTTAATGAGGGAAACCATCCGCGGGACGATGATGGAAAGTTTATAGAAAGTGGTGTAAATAAAAAAGCAGGAATTTTTATCGGTCATAAACTTGCTTTACAAGATTTACGAAAAGAAGCAAAAAATGAGTCGTCTATATTAGGTGTTATAAAAAAATTAAAAGAAAATAGTGATTTGGCTCAATTTGGTGAATTTGCAAAAGGTCGCGAGAGTGAAGTTGTATGGTATTGGTATAATGGTGGTAAAAAATTACAACCAACAAAAGAGGATATAGATAGTCTAGTAAAAGAAAATTATGAGGGGTATGGTGATTATAAAACATTTGAAGAAATACCAAATAATATAAAATATAAATTTTCTTTAAACGAAATATCTAATGATGAAAAAGTTATTAAAAATTCTATATTTGATAAAATAAAAAGTATTTTTAAAAAGAAAATAACTAATGATATATGTTTTGCAAAAAATGAAGATGGGCAAGCATATCCTATAGAATTACCAAATGAAGAATATATAAATAATAAAATAAAAGAATTTGGCACAAAGGGACTTTTACGTTTGGCTGTAAAATTAAATGATGAGGGAATAGAATGTGATACAGATGAAGATAATAATCTTGTTGTATGCTCTGGTGAAAAGAAAAAAATTTTTAAATATGAAAATAATAGTGTAAAAGAAATAGAACCAAAAAATGAAAAAGTAAAAATTGATTTTAATCCTTATGAAGAAGAAGATATAAATAGGTCAAAAGATGATAGTTACATAAATGTAATAATAAACAAAATAAAAAAGAGAAAATGATTTGACAAATTAAAAATAATATAATATATTAAAACCACATAGAGGAGGAAACTATGGAAATTAAATGTGCTTATACTGAATTGGTGGATGTTTCTAAACTTATACCAAATCCTAAAAATAATAATAAACACCCAATAGACCAAATAAAACGCCTTGCTAAAATTATTGATTTTCAAGGACAGCGTTCACCTATCGTGGTTAGTAACCGTTCTGGATTTATTGTAAAAGGTCACGGAAGGCTTGAAGCAATCAAATTATTAGGATGGGAAAAATGCGCTGTTGATTATCAAGATTATGATTCTGAAGCCCAAGAATATGCAGATATGACGGCTGATAATGAAATTGCTAAATGGGCTGAATTCCAAACTGATATGTTCCTTGAAGAAATAAAGGGATTAGATATAGACCAAGATTATTTCGGTTTAAAGGAAATGCCTGAATTAGGGATAGAAGAAGAACAAGATACTATTTATGAAACTAAAATAAAAACTCCTGTATATGAAATTACTGGTGAAGAACCAAAATTAAATGAATTAGTAAATACTGAAAAAGCTGATAAATTAAAAGAAGAAATTGAAAAATCAAATCTCCCAAATAAAGTAAAAGAATTTTTAAAACTAACGGCTACAAGATTATATGAATTTAATTATTCTAAAATTGCCGAATACTATGCCCATCAAGATAAAGATTTACAAGACATAATGGAAAAACTTGCTTTGGTTATTATTGATTATAATAAAGCGGTTGAGTATGGTTTTGTAGAAATGACAAAGCAAATTGACGCTTTGGTTGATATGGGTGGTGAAGATGAAGAATAGAGCAGTATTTATTATATCGTATAAAAGGGCTCATAACATTGAAACACTTAAATGGCTTCAAAAAGTTGGGTATAAGGGTAAATGGTATATAGTAATTGATGATAAAGACCCCGAAATAGATGAATATAAAAAACTTTATGGGAAAAATCTATGCATTTTCTCAAAAGCAGAAGCAGAAAAATTATTTGATAAGTGTGATAATTTTAGTAATACTAATTCATCTTGCTTTGTTCGTAATGCTTTATTTGGTGTAGCAAAGGGAGTTGGGATAGACTCATTTTTGGTTTTAGATGATGATTATACAAATATTTTATATAGACGACCAAAAAATGGCAAATTAGGTGTTGCTTATATGGGCGAGGGTGATTTTGATAAAGTTTTAGATATTTGTTTTAATTATTTAGAGAAAACACCTCGTATTGATTGCTTTGCTTTTAGCCAAGAGGGTGATTTTATCGGTGGCGTTGATGGGTTTGATAGTATTAGTGGAAAACGTAAAATAATGAATGCGTTTTTCTTTCGTACTGATAATCCTACTTCTTTCCCTGGAAAAATGAATGAGGATGTTAATGCTTATTTATATTGGGGTTCAAGGGGAAAATTATATTTTACAACAGTATCTGCTACAATTCATCAGGCTTTAACGCAACAAGTCGCTGGAGGTATGACAGATATTTATAAAAATAATGGTACATATATGAAAAGTTTTTATAGTGTTATTGTCGCCCCAAATGCTGTAAAAATTTCTGTAATTGGTGCTCATAGTCCTAGAATACATCATAAAATTAGTTGGAATAATGCTGTACCAAAACTAATTCGTGAAGAATATAAGAAAAAATAGGAGGAAAAATGAAAATAACAATTTTATCTGGTGGTTCTGGAAATGACGCTATTTTAAAGGGAATAAAGTATTATTATCCAGAATGTGATTTAAAGGTTATAACAAATGCTTATGATAATGGTAAATCAACTGGCATTTGCCGATATGTGACAGATACTTTGGGCGTATCTGATATTCGTAAAAATCATACTCGTATGTATAAGATTATGACTCCAAAATCAAAACAAAACCAAGAAATTTTGGACTTTTATGATAAAAGATATGATTTTACAAAGGGAAAAGAAAAAGAAGAAATATTAGATATATTAAATTCATATGGATTTGTAGATTGTGTTATTAGAGTAGCTGTAAATGACTTTTTTAAAATAAAAAAATCTAAAAATGTAGAATATAAAGATTTTAGTATTGCTAATATCGTATATTCGGCTATGTATAAAAAATATGGATATGAAGATACTAATCAATATTTTTGTAATATTTTAGGTATTGATGATTTCGTTTTATTAAATTCATTTGATAATATATATTTAAAAGCGCAAACAGAAAGCGAATATATTATTCAAGATGAAGGTGAATTAGTAGATTGGTCTAATAAAAAAGACAAGATTGTTGGCGTATTATTTGACAAAGAGCCTTGGACATTAAACCAGAAAGCTGTTGAAAGAATAATGGATTCTGATTTAATTATTCATTCTACTGGTACGTTTTGGAGTTCTATCTATCCTACAATGTATTATGGGGATTTTTACAAGATTATAAATAAATCAAATGCTAAAAAAATCTGGGTTATGAATACCGAAGAAGATAAAGATGCTTTTGGTGTAAATGCATTAGACTTTATAAAGATTTATGAAAATCTTGGGCTTGATATGACACAATGGGATATTATCCAAAATTTAGATGCCGTAAAATCCCTTAAATGTCTAAATTGGGCATATAATTTTAAACTTGGAAATAATAAAGGCAAGAATGACTATAAAAAGGTTGGAAAAGCTATTTTTAAAGTTTATTATGGGCTTTATGAAAAGTTTGACAAAATTCTGTTAGATTTTGATGATACCATTGTTGGTCGTCAAGGGGAATATCCAAAGGCTTCAAAAGAAAACTTAAAATTAGTTCAAAAGGAAAATAATATTATTATTTCCTGCAATTTTTATAAATCATTAAAAGAAAGTTGTGCCAAATATGGTTATGACATTGATACTTTTGAAAATGAAATTTGGGCTAATGTAAATACAGATAAGTATGTTAAAGGTAAAATAAAGAAATCTATTAAAGAAAATAAACTAAAAGATTTTAAAAAAATCAAAAAGTTAATTCCAGATTGTTTTCAAGATATTACTGATTATTCTTGTAAATATTGTATAAAAATAAAACCTTTAACTTATGCTCAAAGGGATAATTTATGCCATTATTTAAATAAAAAGTTTAAAGAAAACAATATAAATGCTATTGCTTCTTTAACTGGGCGTACTACGGTAGATATTTTAAGCCCTTGTAATAAAAAGGGTATGGTCTGGTATCAAGAACGATATGGGTTATATAAAACACTTTATATTGGAGATGAAATATCATCTGGTAATGATAGCACTATTGCTTGTTGTTGTGATAAAGCCATAGAAGTTAAAAATCCAGTTGAAACTAATATTATCCTTAAATTGGTGAAATAATGATATATGGACTTATTATATCGGCTGGCAATCAAAAACGATATGGCGATAAAAAACCAAAAGCGCTTGTTAAAATAAAAGGTATTCCTTTGGTGGACATAAATATACTTAATTTAGAACAAGTTTGCGATAAAGTTTTTGTTGTTTGTTCGTATAATAATGAGCAATATTTTTCTAAATATAACCATATAACTATTGAAAGTGGATTTGGTTGTGGTGATGCTGTTATGAAAGCGTTAGATAAATTAAATTTAAAGCTATCTGATTGGGTATTTATACAATGGGGGGATAGTATTCAAGAAAAATGGATTTATAAATCTCTGCTTTATTATAAGCGCCCTGGGATAACAATCCCTTGTGTTATAGAAAACAAACCATATGTACAAATAATCCCGTCAGAAAGAAAAAGGGCTTTATTCTCAAAGTATGGTGAAAAAACATCAAAGGGCTATCACGATTTAAGTATTTTCTTTGGTAATGGTTTAGAAATATTAAAATCATTAAAGGAAACGGCTAGAAAAATGTCTAAAAATGGCCTATATAATAACAAGCACGGTAATGAATTAAACTTTTTGGATATTTTAAATGAAACTGAAATCCCATTACAGGTTTTGGTTTATAAAAATTACAAAGGATTTAGTTTTAATACGAAACAAGAATTAAAGGAGAGATTAAATGGTTTGGAAAATTAGAAAAGATGGAAAATTTGATACTGGAAGACCGTCTAAAATAGATGATGACATCCTTGGCAAACTTCATCAGGCTTTTAGTATTGGGTGTAGCGACGAGGAAGCCTGTGCTTTCGCGGAAATTAACCCAAGTACTTTATACGAATATCAAAAGAAAAATCCAGAGTATACCAAGTATAAAGAGCAGTTAAAACAAAAACCTATCTTAAAAGCAAAAAATACATTGGTTAAAAGCCTTGATGACCCAAAAATGGCATTGGAATATTTAAAGGCTAAAAAGAAAGATGAGTTTGGTCAAAGAATGGAAGTGACTGGTGCTAATGGGGAAGCATTAGCTATGCCTTCTGTTATAAATGTAGTTCCAGTAAGGGCAAAAGAGGATGGAAAGTGAAATTCCTGATATTCAATTACCAGAAAAAACAACATTTTTGGTAAACGAAAAACATAGATATAAGGTTTTATACGGAGGTCGTGGCTCTGGTAAATCTGTATCTATGGTTAGGGCTAGTCTTATATTGGGTATGCAAAGGCGGTTAAGAATACTTTGTGTTCGTCAATTCCAAAATAGTATCGCTGATTCTATCCATAAATTGATTTCTGATAGTATTTATGCTTTGGGTATAGAAAAATATTTTACTATTACACAAAACGCCATTCGTGGCTGTAATGGCACAGAATATATATTTAAGGGTATTCATAATAATCCACAGGAAATTAAATCAACAGAAGGTGTTGACCTTTGCCTTTGTGAGGAAAGCCAGAATATTACAGAGGAGTCTTGGGAAATACTTATACCAACTATTCGTAAAGAGGGTTCTGAAATATGGGTTTGTTTTAATCCAGACAGGGAAGATGACGCTACATATAAGAAATTTGTTAAAAATCCACCACCAGATTGTAAAACTATTCTTATAAATTATTATGACAATCCTTGGTTCCCTGAAACTCTACGAAAGGAAATGGAATATTGTAAAAGGATTGATTACCCAAAGTATGAACATATTTGGCTTGGGAAGACCGTTATGGAAACAGAAGCCCAGATATTTAAGGGTAAATTTGAGGTGGTTGATTTTGAAGCGGATGAGGGAACAGAGTTCTTTTGGGGAGCCGATTGGGGTTTTGCAAACGACCCAACGGCATTAGTAAGGTGTTTTATAGAGGATAATTGTTTATACATTGACTATGAAGCTGGGGGCGTTGGTGTTGAAATGGAAGAAATACCAAAACTATTTGATACAGTTCCAGAAAGTCATAGATGGGTTATTAGGGCTGATTGTGCTAGACCTGAAACAATATCTTATGTGGCTCGCCACGGTTATAAATGTATAGCGGCTAAAAAATGGAAGGGAAGTATTGAGGACGGAATTGAATATATGAGGTCGTTTGAAAAGATATATATTCATCCACGCTGTAAGAACATAATTGATGAATTTAAATATTATTCTTATAAAAAAGATAGGGTTAGTGGTGATATATTACCAATAATTGTGGATGCTTGGAACCACTATATAGACGCTACCCGTTATGCTTTGGAACCTTATATTCAAAATAAAGGTAAATTAAAGATACAAGACGATTGGGATAGCCAATTAAACGCCATAAATGATTAAAAATAATTCAATAAAATCAATAAGTTGTGAATTAGTTTAAAAAAAGCGCATTTTTTTGTTTACATTCATAAAAAAGTATATTATATTATATTCAGGACAGGTTAAAGGTCCAATAACAAATGAAAGGAAATTACTATGTGGACATATAATCAAGAAACAAATGATAAAGACCTTTGGGTTAATTTGGTAGATGAAAACGGCGAGCCGTTGGTTGATGAAGATGGGGAAATTATAGACGACCCAGATGGATATTTTTCAGATTATTAAGAAAGGGATAAACAAATGAAAAAATATACTTTACAAAGAATTTTAATGGATATGGGTATTGATTTTGATATATTTATTGAGAATATAGTCAATAAAGATGGTTCTGTATTTAAATTTAAATTAGATTTTATGGGTTGTAATACTGAAAAACAAATTAAACAATTAGTTGAAAAATATGTATAAGGGGATTTAAAAATGAGTACACGTAGTCAAATTAAAGTAATTGCCAATGGTAAAGAGTTGATGTTATATCATCATTGTGATGGTTATCCAGAAGGTGTTGGATATTGTCTGATAAAGATACTTAAAAAATATAGTAATGGATGTCGGTCAAGTGATTTAGTAATGAAAATGATAAATAGAGGAGATTTTGAAATTACTTTTGGAAACCATTGTGATATTGAATATTATTACGAATTAGATTTTGATAAGGTTAGAGTAAATTGTATGTCTGTAAATAATTGGGGCGATAAAATGGAAATTATAGAACATATAGACTTAGTTTATAACGAAGAAGAAGATGTAATGGTTGACGAAGAAATTTTTGAATAAAGGGGAATAAAAATGACTAAAACAAATGAACAATTACGGTTAGAAAATTTAATGGATAATTGCTATGGAACAGAGCATTATTACAGAAATCAATTATTGCCGTTCTTATATACTGATGGTGTAAAGACTTTTGTAGAAAATGCTGGTGGTGGTGCATTTTGGTTTTTAACTGAATGTATGGCATTTACAGTAAAGGCAAAAGAATTTATGAGCATTACTTTAAAGGTAAAAGATAGCAAAGGGGTAATACAGGTAGATGGAAAAGAAAAAAAGGAAATTCCTTATACAGATTGTCCCGATGGGGAGTGGGAGTTCTTTTATGAGCTAGAAAGTAAAGTTTTAATGTGGAGAGGGGAGTATTAAAAATGGATAATACATTAGTTTTAGAAAAACGTGGGTGTAATTTTTGGGAATGGTCAAAAGAAAAAAAAGAGAGTGATTTAGAAAACTTTAGATTATATACTAGAATAGAAAAAGAGGATAAGTTTTCTGATGGTGTGTTTGATATAGAAATAAGCACTCATTTTAGAGAAAGTAATCCTTTTGGGTGGAATGGTAAAGTATCTTCTTTTGTAGATGTCACAAAATATATTAAAGGGGATGCGAAAAGAGATTTTGATAAGTGTTTTTATATACATCCAAACAAAAAAGACTTATTAAAAGGGATAAATAATATATTTGGAACAAATTTTAATCAAATTGAAATAATGGGATAAAAATGAAAAGATATATTGAAAGTATAAATATAAATCTTGGAAGCGATAAAAAGGATTTTGAGGTAGCCGAAGCATTACGGTTATTAGCCAATTATATTGAGGATGGTAAATATTCTGGTATTGTTGGTTGGTCTGATGTTAGTTGGTCTGTTGATTTATCCGAAGAAGAATATGATGAAGAAAGCGAGGGCTAAATGAAAGTAAGTGAATTGATAGAATTTCTTAAAAAAGAAAATCCAGAAGCAGAGGTATTGTTATCATCTGATGAGGAAGGTAATAGTTTTGAGCCTGCCGATGGTGGATTTGCCTTTGGTAATTTTGATGTGGAAAAAGATAAAAAATACCCATTCAAGATACAAGACCAAATTTACCACGCAGACGCAAGTAAACTACACGGTGATTATATTATTATTTATCCATTATAAAGAAAGGAGATTAAACAATGGGAAGAATGATAACAGGTGATTTAGAAGGTAAGTGTTGGTTTGGTGTTCAACCTAGCGATTTTGCTGATAGATTTGGTTCAGCTGGATGCCAGCCATCATATTTGGAATATTGGTATGGTGAAGAACATTTACCACAAATTGAGGAAGAATTACAAAAAATCAAGGAAGACTTGGGTGAAAATCTAAAAAAATTGGATGACTTTTTTTATAGTCGCTTGGGTTATACTGATGAGGATTTACAAAAGGCTTTGGGTATGAATGAAAGCGATAGCAGAGAGGTTTTAAGCGAGTATGCAGACTATAAGTTTGGTATTCGTTTAAGGGATTATGTAAAAGAACACGGTGAATGCCAATTTGAAGTGGAGTTATAAAATGAACTTGGATAAAATAGAAAAAATCAGAAAAGAAGCGTATTATATTATACAGGATAAAGGGAAGGATGACGCTTATAGATTGGCTACGGATATTTTATGGTGGTTGTCTGCTCGTTATGGATATTGTATTTGGCAGACATATACCAGAGATGATGTGGAAGCCAATATTGGCAGAAAGCCAACCGATGATGATATGCGGGAACTTGAAGATAATTTACAATTCTTTGAAAATATAAGGACGGTTTAATATGGGAAGTGTAACAATTAAAGAATTGAGAGAAGCATTTAATGATGGCGCAAAGAAAGAAATAAATAGGTTTTCTATTGTTAGTTATCATCAAGGATATACAAACGCTTTATTTTGTGTTAAAAAGGGATTATCAACATTGGTTGGGGTGGAAACAGAACCACCAGTAACAGTAGAGGATATTGTAAAACTTGTCGGTAATTGGTTAGATGGTGCAGAAAGAGAGCTTGAACAAGTAAAAAAAGAACAGGAGTGGTAAAATATGTTTTATTCCGATGATATGATTAGATTATATATTGAAGATATTGATGATTTGCTTTCATTAAAAAAAATGGATATAAAAATATATAACCAAAATAGTAGAACGGAAGAACAATATTACAAATGGGAAGATGGTTATATTTGCTCTTATGATAAAAACGGGATGACTTGTTTTAATACATCTTTCCCGATAGATGAATATAATTATATATATACAGATGAATTTAATTTAAGGAGGTACAATGAAAAAATACAGAGCATATTGTAATTTAATGTTTCAAGGGACTATTGATATTGAAGCAGAAAATAGGGATGATGTTTATTGGTATATTAAACATAATTTCTGGGCGACATTAGATAATGTAAATAACGGAGATTGTGAAAATATAAAGCATTGGAGTTTTGACCACGGCATTAGTGATGTAAGTTTTGATATGATTGAAAGAATTGATGGAATGGGAGAAAGAAAATGATTGAATTAAATACAAAAGAAGAATTACAGGAAGTTATTGGCAAAGATGAATTATCGGCCGTTCAATGCTCAATGGCATGGTGTGGGTCGTGTAGGTCTATCAAGGCTCAAATTGAAGCCAAAGAGCAGGAATATCCAAAAATCAAGTTTTATTATTTGGATTTGGATAAGATTGATGTGGCAGATGAGTATAATATCAACGAACTGCCAGCCTTGATTGCTTTTAAAAAGGGCAAAGAGGTTAGCCGAAAGAATGAAGCAGAATTGTTTGATTGGTTAAATTTTTTAAGTCAAGACTGGGTTTGACATCCTTTCATTTATTATATAATATACAAAAGTCATAACCTAGACAGCTTGACAGACACCTTTGGAATGAGCCAGAGGTGTTTTTTGTTGACATTTCTAATATATTATGTTATAAGAAAAATGTGAGGATAACTGGTGGTACTTGTATAGCTTAACGGGAGAGTGCCGACCGTGGGTGTCGGAGGAGTTGGTTCAATTCCAACGCAAGATTTTAGGATAAGATAATCCACATCAGGTTTGCTAGCATTTATATCCTCACTGCATTGGGTAGTAGCACAGTTGGTAGTTGCACCTGACTGTTAATCAGGATGTCGCTGGTTCGAACCCAGCCTACCCAGCCATCTATCAGTAGCCCAACTTGGTAGGGCACTTGATTTGGGTTCAAGAGGTTGCAGGTTCAAATCCTGCCTGATAGACCAAAATGTCGGCTAGTTAAAGTGGTTATAACGAGGGTCTTATAAACCTTTATTTCTGGTTCAAATCCAGAGCCGACGACCAAAGGTTGCGTAATCCGTTAAAGAGGCGGGACAGACTGTAAATCTGTTGCTTATGGCTCACTTGGGGCGGTACCAAGAGCAACCACCAAAGCCGAATTAGCTCAATGGCAGAGCAACTGATTTGTAATCAGTAGGTTGTTAGTTCAAGTCTGACATTCGGCACCATTTTATTTGACAAATGATTTTTTTTATGATATATAAAAGATGTCCTAGCGATAGGATTTAGATAGACATATAAACATATAGATAAGGAGAAATAAAATGTTTATTAAAATTTTTTATGGCGATAGCCAAAAATACTTATTACTTCAATCAAACAACGTAACTTTGGATAAAACAAACAGACTTATTCATTCTGACTTATACCCTATTATGTGTGCATATATTGATGAAATGTCTTTGCCAGTAGGTGAAGAAGATGGAAAACTAATAGAATCCTTATGTGATTCATTTACATCAGTTGCTCAAACAGCGTACGCCGATAAAAACGTTCTTATTACTTTAAACGGTACTGTTGCAGAGATGTTTCCAAATACACCATACGAACTACTATGCCCTGTATTATCTGAAAAAGAAGAATATTTTAAAAACGAGTGGAAAACTAGTTGTAATTCTTCAAAAGAACAACCACTTGGAGCTTGCAATAAAAAACTTTCTGTCGTTGAAGTTGATGATAAAACCTATATTACATCTGGTCCAATATTCATTATGAATGATGATGGAAAGACTATAGATAGAGTTTAGGTTCGCATTTTCTTTTTGTATGGAGCTTGTGCGTTCCGACATCCAGATGGCGATTGCGTCTGGATGTTTTTGTTATTTGACATTTAATAAAAAATAATTTATACTTCTTTTGTAATTTTAAAAAGGAGATTAATATGGAACAAGTTGCATTTGTATCATTAAAAAATGAGTGGGAAGATTTGGATAGTTTGTTAACAGCAAGTTTGACAAGTGCCGCTACTTATTCTTTTGAGTGTCACGGTCCGAGTGATTGTCTGATTCAATTCGGTTCTTCAAAGCCGACAGATATGGCTGGAATTAAATTGGATGCCAATGGTATGAAGTTGTTATCTTATACAATCGGAACAGATGATATTTATGTTCGTGGTATTGGTGGAATTTCTACATTAAATATTGTCAAGACATCTGAATAATTGTTTGACAATAAAATAGAAATATGCTAGGCTGTTCGTATGAAAGAATTACGGAGAGTATATCCAAATAAGGGTGTAGAAGCCGAATATCGGAAAAAATTGGGCAAATTGGTTGACCTTATGTCCAAATCTGTTATGTATTGGCTGTTGGCAGATTGGGGTGGTAGAACGGCTCGTGAAATGGCTATAATCTTGCGCAAACGGATAAAACAATGGGATAAGGTATTTGGTAAGGAAGCCGAAAAGATTTCTGTATGGTTTGTTAAAAGTGTTAAAAAGCATACTGAATTTGGTATGAAGTCAGCTTTTAGGGAAGCAGGGTATAAATTAAAGGCAGATGTTCCTAAAAATACAGAATTAGGTGTTGAGATAGAAAATCGGTCATTGATAAAGAGCATTCCTGAAAAGTATTTTACAGGAATTGAAACTGTGGCTATGATGGCTCTGTTGTATGGGTGGAATAAGGAAACGCTAACAGATGAAATTAAAAAGCGGTATAGAATAACGATAAGGCGGACAAAACTTATATCAAGCGACCAAACTCATAAAACAACGGAACTTTTTAAGCGTGCTATCTGTCAAGAAGCGGGTATTCGGTATGGCAGATGGGTATATACTTGGAGAAGTGAAAAGCCACGGGAAAGCCACGTTGAAATGAATGGTGCTTTATTTGATTTAAGTCGGGGTTGTTATGATTATTATGACAATGAGTATATATTCCCAGCCCAAAAGATAAATTGCAAGTGTGATTTCAAACCTGTAATTTTTGAAATGGGTGATGATATAGAAAGTTTAATGCGAAATAAAAGACAAAAACCGATTTGACAAAGGGAATTTTTTTTGCTATGATGGGCTTAAAGGTTAAATAAATATGATTGTTTTTGATAAAAACACTTTTGGAAGTAATAGAGAAATTGACAGCAATGGCTTTTTGCGGGTTGATGAGTGTAATATTAGCAAATGCCAAATTCGTCCGTATCTTGGTCGGGAAATTCCTAACTGGCGTGAGTTCGGATTAGAGCCCGATAAGATTTATAATGTATATTGCCCAAAAGAAGAATTGGAAAAGGCTTTGCCGACATTTAATAACCTGCCTTTAACAAGAGAACATATTGAAGTTGATGTGGATAATGTCCCAAAAGAAAAGATTGTCGGTAGTTTGGGCGACCACGCTAGTTTTGAATACCCGTATTTAAAGAACAATTTAATTATTTATGATAAAAAGGATATTGATTTGGTAATGTCTGGAAAGAAAAAGGAATTGTCCTGTGGGTATCGTTATACACCTGTGCGTCAATCGGGTGATGTGGATGGGCAACATTATGATTTCGTAATGACGGACATTATTGGAAATCACGTTGCTTTGGTTAAACAAGGTCGTGCTGGGAGAGATGTTATGGTGGCAGACAGTTCAAAAGGTATTTTAGAAACAATCAAGGAGAAGATTATGGCTGTGTTTGATAACGATTTGGTAGGGGATGAATTTAAAGAGAGTGAACATCCTCGGGCAAAGAATGGGCAATTTACAAGCGCAGGTGGTTCTAGTTCTAGTGGTTCTATTGAACACAATGGTGCTAAAATTGACATCAAAAAAGACGGTAAATACGCTGATATTAAGATTTATGCCCCTGAAGGTAAAAAGTTCAAGAATGGTGATACATTTTATACAACTGAAGCCGAAGCTGATAAAGCCGAAGAATTAGCCAAAAAGATTATTGACAATGAATTTGGCGGTTCTGAAAACAAGAAAGATTATGAAGAAAAAACTCAATCTTTTTCTGATTTTTACAAGGATTTTGAACGGCGTGAGGATAATAACGACCACTCTGGAAATGCTGTTGCGTTGGCGAAAAGATATGGTGATGAAAAGGATGTAAAAGAAGCAGAAGAAATTTTGAAATTGCACGATGAAAGAATGGAATTGACTCCTGACTTGTATAAAAGACGTAGGGTATTAGAAGAAAAATTTATCCCTATGATGAGTAAAGAGGGGGATGATTTTGAAAAGAAAGCAAAAGAACACGCACAAAAGTTGGAAGAACGGTCTGGTTCTGAAAAGAAAGATGCTGGTTCTGAAAAATCCGATAAACAAAAAGAGTATGCAGATTGGTGGGGTGGGTTATCTGATAGAGAAAAGAAAGATACCATTCTTGCTCTTGCAGATAAAGACCCAAAAATTAAAGAACTTCTTGGTGAAAAACTTTATAGGAGTATTGTTGGAGACGCTAAACTTGATAAAGCAGAGCAAGAAAAAGTTGGTGTCGTGATGAAAGAATTTAAAGAAGGCGAATTAAAGTCTGGTTCTGGTGAAAAAGTTACAGACCCGAAGCAAGCGATTGCTATTGCATTATCGGAAGCGGATAAGATTGCTAAAGATAAAGAAATTCCTGAAAAGCAGGATGAACCCGAAAAGGCAGGGGATGAAGTAGCCTTAAATAAAGGAGAAGAAGAAATGGCTGAGGAAGTCAAAGAAGCTCCTGCCGAAGAAAAAGTAGAAGAAACCAAAGAAGAAGTGGTGGAAGATGCTTGTGGTAAGGCAGAAGATAAAAAAGAGGTCAAGCCTGCTTGTGATGAAAAAGAAGACAAGCGGAAATTGATTGACGAAATCGGTGGTATCCTTAAAGATAAGTTGTCCGAAGAAGATTGGCGGACAGTTATCAAAAAGGCTGAGGAATTGGCTTACAATGACTCGGAACGCTCTGCTGATGATGAAAAGAAAGACGACCTAAAAGGCAAAGAAAAAGAATCCTTTGCTGAGGGCGTTAAATATGGTGAGGAAAAAGAAAAAGCCGAACCAAAGAAATTAGACTCTGAACACGAATCAGAGGGTATGAAAAAAGCAGAAGAAAAGAAAGAAGAAAAGAAAATGGCAAAAGATGAAGCGATGGTAATGGATGCGGATGCTATCCGTGCCGAAGCCAAAGCGGAAGTAATTGCTGATTTCAAGGCTCGTGAAACTGCTCGTCGTGCTGTTCGTAAGATGGTCGGTGATGTGGATGTATTCGCTTTTGATTCTGCGGATGAAATTTACAAGTTCGCTTGTGAAAAAGCAGGTATGAACTTGAACGAGATTGTCAGTTTTAAAGACGCTTTCCAAGGGTTATCAATGGTAAAGGGTGGAAAACTGGCGATGGATGCTTCCCCCGTTAGCGGAAGTAATGTGGAATGTTTTAAAGACATTCGTATTGCATAAATAAAAAAGGAGAAAAGAAAATGGCTTTTCAAAGTACTGTAAATCGTATGCCGACATACGGTATTCAAGGAGATGTTGCGAATGGACAAGTTCCTCATTACACTCCGACGACACCGCGTGTGGCTACATCTGCCACAGTTGCTTGTGGTGATTTTGTGTGGGTGACCGACACCAATGGTGTTGCCACTTGTGCAAAGGCTGGTTCGGGTAAACCGACTGGTATCGTTCAACGGACAATGGATTTCCCGTTGGCTGCAACATCCGAAGGTTCTCTGGTTATTCCAGAAGGTCGGACTTGTTCTGTTGTTGTATGGGGTGATATGTTTGTCAAAACGACAGACTCTGCTTCCGTCGGCAAGAAAATTTTTGTAAATAACACAACTGGTGCAATTACTTGCGGTAATGCTGGTGCTTCTGTGTCGGGTGCTACCGAAACAGATTGGGTTGTCAAATCTTTGGCAAACAACGCTGCTGCTGCTGGTGGTTCTGTCGTGATTGTTTCTAACGTTGGATAAGGAGAAATAAAAGATGGATATTAACACTTGTAAAGAATATGGTATTGATTTAGGTCAATACAAAATCTGTGGGGAACAATCTGAAGGTGTTATGGCGTTGGATGCCGCTTTGGTGACAACTCCGAATGCTGGAATTCCTGTTGAACTGTTGACATTCTTTGACAACCGTGCAATTCAAGTTTTGTTAGCAAAACGTGCTGCTACGGAAGTGTTCAACGAAGTCAAGGCTGGTTCTCGTGCTGACGCTGTTCGTAAATTCCGTATTCAGGAAACGACAGGTTACACTCAACCGTATTCTGATTACGCCAATAATGGTAAATCGGATGTCAACTACAACTTCCCTGCTCGTGAAAACTATTTGTTTGAAACGACAATCGCTTATGGCGACCAAGAAATTGCCGAAACTTCTCGTGCAAAGATTTCTTTGGTGGCTGACAAGCAAATGGCTGCTGCTACGGCTATCGCTGTTGATATGAACAAGTTCTATATGAACGGTGTTGCTGGGTTGCAAAACTATGGTTTGTTGAACCAACCGAACCTTCCTGCTGCTATCGTTGCGGCTAATGGTGCGGCTGGAACTGCTACTTGGTCAACAAAGACAGGGACAGAAATCTACAACGACATCGTGGCTTTGATGTCTGATATTGCTTCTCGTACAGAAGGTAATGTTGACCAATCTACGAAGTACAAATTGGTTGTCGGTCCGAGTTCAAATGCAGAATTGAACAAACTGAATGCTTTTGGAACTGAAACAGTTTTGGCTCTGATTAAACGTAACTTCCCGAATTTGGAAGTGGTTGTTGCGCCAGAATATGACGATTCAACAAAGAAAATTCAGTTGATTGCTTTGGATGTTGATGGAACGCCGACAGGTGAAATGGCATACAGCGAAAAATTGATTGCTGGTCGTGTCATTCCTGATTTGTCCAGCTATCGTCAGAAATTTATGGCTGGTACATACGGTGCGGTTATCTATCGTCCTGTATTAGTGTCAACAATGACTGGTATTTAATTATTGAATGGAGGAATAAGATGGTTAAAATGAAAAATACCGAAAAGAAAGTTACAGAAGAATTGAATGAAAAGGCGACGGCTTCTCTTGAAGAAGCCACCGCTAAACAAAAGGAAACATCAAAGGGTAATGTCACGGTTGCTTGTGGTATTCCTATGGGTTTGAAATTAGAGCTCAAAGATGGACCTCTTGTTTTGAAGGGTTGCCCTATGTCACATATTGTCAATGCCAGAGATGGTGGGTTTTTACCCGCTGGTAAGTATGGTTTGACAACTGTAACGGAAGCACAATGGGAAGAAATCTTGTCAAAATATGGCAAGTTTGATTTCGTTGTGAATGGTGTTGTGTTTGCTACAAAGAGCCAAGAAGAAACTATTGCGAAGGCAGAAGAACTGTCTGAAACAAAGCGGACTGGTTTTGAGCAAGCAGACCCGAAAAAAGGTAGAACAAAAGCCAGTAAAGGTGAATAAAAGATGAGTGGTGGTATTGTAGAATTTGATTATAACTATTTACAATCGGCATTTCCTGAACTGAAAATGACGCCGACGAGTGCGAAAATCGCATTTGATATAGCTTGTCAGATTGTAAACAATACCACCAACTCTTATGTTTGTTGTTGTTGTAAGCGCAAACATCTATTAAACCTTTTGACGGCACATATATTGTTTTTAAATAATCGTGGTGCTGGGAATGTTGGGACGGTAGGAAATGCAAGCGAGGGTAGTGTATCGGTAGGATATGCGACATCTGGAATTGATAAGTTGGGTGCTGGGTATTTTGGGCAAACTCAATATGGACTATTGTTCTGGCAGATTGCACAACAATTTATGTCAGGATTTTATGTGCCGTGATAAAGTTTAATATAAAGATAGATGATAAAGAGATATATAAGGAGTTGAAGAAGCAACACGCTAAAATAGAGGTGGGCTTTTTTGAAGGGGAAAAATATCCAGATGGAACTCCTATTGCCGCTGTGGCTGCTCATAATGAGTTTGGTGGTGGGCATACACCGCCAAGACCTTTTATGAGGACTTGTATAGAAAGACGTCGTGGAAAATGGCGTAAGGTTGTAAGGGATAATCTGGCTAAATATTCTGATGTAAGAAATACGATGGCTGAATTAGCACAAGTAATGGTTGAAGATTTAAAAGATTATATAAAAATCTGGACAAATCCACCAAATGCGCCATCTACTATTGCGAAGAAAGGGTTTAATGACCCGTTGATTGATACTGGTCGGATGTTAAATTCTGTGGATTGGAGAGGAGATTGGTTATGAATTTACACGAAATTGCCAGTTCTGCTATCAATTCAATAAATCCGTTTCAGAATATTACCATAACGCCGAGAGGAAGTTATACGGTAAATGATTATGGGGAAACGGTAGTTAGCGATGGGACATCTTATACTGTAAAGGCAGATGTTCAACCTGTAACAAGCGAAGATATTAAATTTATCAATAATTACAATGAAAGCACAATATATAAAGCGTTTTGGGTTAGTGCTAATACGTTTGGGCTTAATCGTCCTATGGCTCGTGCTGGGGATAGAATTTCTTGTAATGGCAAGACGTATTATGTAACGAGTATGCCAGAGGATTGGTATGAAACAGTTGGGTGGTCGCATTTCATAGGTGCATTACAATTACCACCAAAGGAGGTATCAAATGGCAACTCGTAAGCAGGAAATCCAGCAAGGTATTCGGGAGATGTTAAAAAAATATACAGATTGCGCTCCTGAAAAGATTTTGGCAGGGTATAATAATCACGTTCAATTACCTTCCGACAATGATTATATAATTTTTACAGTTTTAAATCCTCGTAGATATGGAACGCCTATTGTAGAAACGACCATTAAAGGAAGTACGAGTTATCAAGACTTCCGTTGCGAGGTTCAGATAGATTTTTATGGTAATTTTGCTTTTGACCGTGCTTGTGATATAGTAAATATATCAAGGACAGAGTTCTTATGCGAATTTTTGTCACAATATGGAGTACAGCCGATTTTTGTAGATGAAGCACAAAATTTGACTGGAATAAGTGGTGAAAAGGGGTATGTAGAACGATGGACGGTCAGATTGGAGATTGATTATCGTGATGCCGTTAGCGTTAGTCAAGATAGTTTTAACACGGCGAGTTTAAATATTTTTGAAACGGAGTTTTAAATATGACTATACCTGCTTCACAATTAGTTGACATTACTCCCCGTGTTATTGGTGGTGGATTGTCTGGATTAGCATTTGTGGGGACATTCTTGTCAAAAAGCACAAGACTTCCTGCAAATCAATCGGTGCCGTTTTATTCTCAAAAGGCTGTTGGTGAATATTTTGGCACATCATCTGATGAGTATGCTTTGGCTGGTAATTACTTTATTGCTGATAGTAATTCTAGCAAAAAGCCAGATGTTTTATGGTTTTTTAGAAAATTAGATAGTGCTGTTGCCGCTTTCTTGCGTGGTTCTTCAAATCCTGCCAAATTGGATGAATTGAAAGCGATTACTGCTGGGACATTGACCATTACGGTTGATGGAACAGTTAAAAATTTAACTGGTTTGGATTTTTCTTCTCAAACATCTTTTAGTGGTGTTGCGAGTGTTGTTCAAACAGCTTTAAGTGGCGCTACTTGTACTTGGGACACAAATTTCAATGCTTTTGTGATTACTTCCCCGACTACACCGACAACGGATGCTTCGGCAAGTTCTTTAACATTTGCAAGTGGAACAGCGGCAGAAGCTATGGGATTAAATGCAGGAACATTATCGCAAGGTGCTTTGGCGGCTTCTTTAACTGAAACAATGGATGCCTGTGTAAATTCAAACAGCAATTTCTGGTCGTTTATGCCTATCTGGAAAGAAGAAAGTTCAGATGCTTTGGAATTGGCTGGATGGTGTAACAATCAAGGTGTTCGGTTTATGTATGCTATGGTTGATACAACCGAAGCTGGTAAAACGGCAAATAATACGGCTTGCTTGGCATATCAAGTAAAAGATTACTATGGTGTTTGTTCTTTGTATAACACGAAGGCTTTGGGTGCTATGGCTATGGGTATTGGTGCGGCTATCAATCCTGCTCAATTAAATGGTCGTAAAACTTGGGCATACAAGCAACAGAATGGATTGGCTTTCACGGTCAATGATGAAACATCTGCTCCTGTATTGTTGGCAAATGGTTATAACTTCTATGGAGATTATGCCACGGCTTCAAATCAATTCAAATTGTTCCAAAATGGACAAATTTCTGGAAATGCTAAATGGATTGATACATACTATGGGCAAATTTACATCCGTGATGGATTGCAAAATGCTTGGATTAACGCTTTAATGATGAATAACACAGTTCCGTATAATCAATCTGGATATGGAATTTTACGGGCTGCTGCTATGGACATCATCAATTCGGCTGTCAATGCTGGGTTTATTCGTCAAGGCGTTAAATTGAGTGAAAGTCAGAAAGCCACAGTTCAAAGCGAAGCTGGTTTAGATATTAGTGGTGCTTTGGAAACACAAGGTTGGTATTTACAAATTCTTGACCCGACAGTTCAAGTTCGGTCAGAACGTGGAACGCCAGTTGTGAACTTCTGGTATATGGATGGTGGCTCTGTCCAACTCATTCAAGGGACATCAACTGTATTGTTATAAGGAGAGAAAACAATGAGTAAAGATATTACATCAGCAAATGCAAGTGCCTATCTGTATGCTTCTATTTTTCCTGCTGGTTTAAAGTTGGAACAATTTGGTACAGATAGTGCTTGGACACAAGATAACTATGAAACGGTAGAACATCGGATGGGTGTTGATGGTAAAATGGCGGCAGGTTATACACCTGTTGAAAAGGAAATTACCTTTACGTTTGAAGCCAATAGCCCGACATTGAATGGTCTTGACCTGTTATGGCAGACGACAGAAGTGTCGCAAACACCGATTTTCGGTCAGATTATTATTACTGTGCCGTCTATCAAAAAGACATTCACGTTAGTAAACTGCATTTTGACAGGGTATAAATTATTGCCGAATGCAGAACGTGTTTTGGCGCCGATTGATGCTTCGTTTACTTGCGAAAGCATTACTTCGGTTCCGTTAGCTTAAATCATTTAATTGGAGGATAAAATGAGAAAAGAGATAGAAATCAAGATTGAAGCAGGTAGGGACGCTGGCAAAGTATTCAAGATTGAAGAAATGCCAGCCGTTCAGATGGACAGATGGGTGACTAGGGCATTGTGTATGCTCGGTCGCTCTGGTTCTGGTTTATCGGCTATTGGTGGTTCAACTATGGAAGAATTGTTACAGGCTTTTTCAAAGTTGGATTTTAAAGATAGCGAACCATTATTGAATGAACTGCTTGCTTGTTGTTCTTTTAAAAAGGATGGAACTTTGGTAAAGATGGAAGGTTCAATGGTAGATTCTGTAATTGAGGATTGGACAACAATTTTTAAATTAAGGATTGAAGCATTGAAGTTAAATCTTGGTTTTTTAGAAGAAGGCGGGGACTTGAAGTCAAAATAAAGACGAACAAGTCCTTGGCAGGATATGTCAATGTTCCGCCAATGATAGGTGCAGTAGTCAATAGTAGGTTGGCAACGCTATACGAGTTAGAAACGGTTTATGGGTTAGAGGATTTGTTTAATCTGTATGAAATCATTATAATAAAGGTAGCGAACGAACAAAAACAGATTGAGGAAGCACAACAAAGACGAAAAGGTAGAAGATAGATGGCAGGGCTAGCATTAGAATCAATTAAAATTGAAGTCTTATTAAATGGCAAAAAGGCTCTTATGGGGCTTAAAGAATTTAATAAGAGAATAAAAGGCTTAAATAAACCAGTTAAATCTGTAAACAATATGTTTGGTAAAATGTTTAAGCTTGCTGGTTTTGCTGGCTTTGCCAAAATGGCATTTGATGCTCAAAAACTTGGTCGGGAATTGGGCTTAATTTCTGATAAGACAGGAATAGCGGCTAGTAAAATATCAAAAATGCAAAGTGCTTTTTCTGCTACTGGTGGGAATGCCAAATCTTTAAGCAGAGTTATTACCAACATTACATCTGGTTTAGCCCGTCTTTCAATGGGCGATGCTTCAATGGCTTCAAAATTATCTGCTATGGGCATTAGTGCTTGGGATAATGGTGGTAATGTAAAGACTTCTGATGTTGTTTTAGGTGATATTGCTGAATGGACAAAAACCCAGTTAGATATGGGTAGGTCAATGCAGGAGGTATCACAATTTTTACAAGATAATTTTGGAATACAGCAAGATTTAGTCAATCAGCTAGCTCTCGGTCGTTCTGGTTTTAACCAATATCAAGGACAAATGGCGAAGACCGTTGGCTCTTTACAAGATGAGGAAATTGATAATCTTAAAAGTTTAAATACTTCTTTTTCAAGACTAAAAGAAACAGTTGTGGTTTTATCTGATAAAATAATAGCTGGAGTAGGTCCTGCATTAGAATTTTTTGCCGATTTATTACAAATAGGTATGAAAAATTTACAGGATGTTTTTGATTATCTTGTAGAATCTTTCCGAGAAATAGTTGGTAATGGAGATGAAGTAGCTGAGCTTTTTGGATTTTTAAAAGGTGTTTTAACTGCATTTTCTCTTGTTTTAAAGGGGATTGTAGATGTATTAAAAGGATTTTTCCAAGCTATCAAAATGGTGGGCGAATGGATTGGTAATTTCCTTGCGTGGGTAGCAAATAAGTTTGGATGGTTAACTGGTAGCACAGATGATAGCTCTATTGATGAAAAGAATAGAAAAAATGTTGAAGAATATATTAAGAAAAATAATTTATCAACAAAAGAAGCAAATGAGTTAAGATTAAAATTTGGGATGGGTAAAAAGGAATCTTTATTTGATGAACTTCCAAGTGTCCCAATTTATGATGAAGAAGGTAACTTATTAGATTTATCACAAATACCTTTAATCAATGAAGGTGGGGATAATACAAATGTTGAAGCGAATGTAACAAACAACTTCTATGGGGATGTTGATAAACAACAAGTTGCTGATGGGGTTTCAAATGGAATAAAAGTTGGTATTGGGGCAACACCAGCATTTAATGGTGGAAGGATAAGATAAAATGGCATTACTATCAGATTTATTTTCAAAGGTTACAACATCACTTCCATTACTTAAAATAAGTAAATGGGATATTATGGTTAAAAAAGGACAGGCGCCAAAAAGAAAATCAGACAACCAAATATCTGAATGGATAAGGAAAGCAGAAGAAGGTGTATCTTATATTCAAGACGCTGTTGCTAGTATATTTCAAGAGCCACAAGATAAGTATGAAACCATTGCTCGTTTTGATAGTTTTGTTTCGTTTAATGGAAAAAGAGAATCACAAATTGTGCAAAACGCTATTGAAAATGGTTCTTTTCGGTCAGTAAACAAAATTAAAAAGCCAAATACTTGTGTTGTGGAGTTAGCAAAGGGCGGTTATAGAAGTGAAGTAGAAGCTTGTTTGGAAGCGTTAAAAAAGGTAAATGAGTCTTTACTAATCTGTCGTGTTGTTACACCGTTTGGATATATGGACAACTTAAATATGATTGGTTTAGATTATAGTTATACGAGAGATAGTGGTTCAAATTTATTGATTGCCAGAATGACCTTTCAAGAAGTTAGATATGGTTCAATTAAAGAAAGTAATACAAAATTGCTTACGAATAATATAAAAAATCCTGCTGATGCCACAAAAGCAAGTACTGGGACATTAGCTAGCAAGATGAGGTTTGAAAAATGACTCAATATGTAATACCTTTATCACAAGTTCCAAATCAGGAATTTAATATTACTCTTGGAGAGCAAGAATGTATATTTACATTTATAACTCGTGGAGTTTATATGTATATGAATTTAACTGTTGATGGAAAAAATATCATCAATGGGCAAATTTGTTTAAATAATGTTCCTTTAATTCAATATAAAAGTTTAAAATTCAAAGGTCAGTTATACTTTACAGATACACAGGGTAATTTAGACCCGTTGTATTATGGATTAAATGACCGTTGGATTTTAATTTATGAGGATAGCAATGCTTAGTAAAAAAAAGATTAAAGTAGTTATTCAGATGGTGGACAAGAAAGTAAAATTTTTTGCGCCAAATGTAAATACTTTAACTTTTGAAGATTTACCAATTGATGTAAATATAAGCGTTGTTGAGCTTCCAAGTGGTGGAAATGCCAAGATTAAAATTTATGGTGCTTCACAATCACATTTGCAAATGATTACCACAATTCAATGGAAGCAACCCTTTATAGCGCAAAAAGCCGTATATGTTTATGCTGATGATGGAGATGGGTATAAACTGCTTTTTGAGGGTAATATTGTAAATGCATTTCCTCGCTATGAAAGTGCACCAGATGTCTATATTGACATAGAAGCAAATATGGGGGCTTATCACAATATGAAAGAAGTTCCTCCATTCTCTCGTAAAGGAGAAGTCCCCACCTCACAAGTTTTTAGAGATATTTGCGCTGATTATGGTGTTGATTTTGTAAATAATGGAGTAATGACAAGTTGTAAAAATCCTTATTTTGACCAGCACGGATTATCAAATAGACTTACAGCGGCTGCTGCTGCTTATAATGTATATGTAAAAGAATTTAATAACAGAGTTGAGATTGCGCCAAAGGCTTGGTATGGGAAAAAATGGTCTTTTACAAAACAAAGTTATATTGGCTATCCACAGCCAACTCAAACAGGTATAAAAATAAATCTTGATACGATATATGCGGTAAATCTGGATGATTACTTCAATATAGATGGAAGTGAAGTTTTTTATGCAAATGATAGTTGGAAAATTATAAAATATGGGTATTCTTTATCAACTAAAATTGGTGGTAGATGGTTTATGAGCATTGATGGAAGTAGGGTATTTATATGAGTGAAGAATTACAAATTGGTGCGACATCCTCTGATTTGGTAGATGAGTATAACTCATTGATTTATATAATAAAATCAGAAATAACAAAAATCAATACAGCTGATTTGGTTAGGGTTATTGCCATCAATGAAGGGACGATAGATGTTCAGCCATTGTTGGGAAGTGTCAAGGCTGATGGTTCTATGGTTGAAACAAGTCCTATTCATAATGTCAGATATTTTCAATGGCAGTTCGGGTTGAATAAAATCAAGGCGGTACCTGCTGTTGGTGATATTGGGTTATTGGTTTGTTGTAAAAGGGATATTTCCAATGTAGAAAATGGGAACGTTGGTAGTTTTAGACAATTTTCTATGGCGGATGGGATTTATATTGGTGGAATAGAGGGATTAAATCAGCCAGCGACACAAAGTATAGAATTTGCACAAGATAATTTAACTATAACAGGGACTGGAACTATAAATATCAATGCGCCAACCGTGAATGTGAATAGTGAGGTTGCAAATATTACAGCAACGACATCATCAACGATAGAATCGCCAGTTGTTTCTGTAAATGCTAGTACGAGTGCCACGATTACAAGTCCTTCTGTTAGTTTGGGTGGTTCTGGGGGTAAAAAAGTGGCATTAGATGGGGATTTTGTTATGTCTGGTAATGTTACGGTTGGGACTATTGTTGCCACATCGGAGGTAACGGCTTTATAAGGAGATATTATGAAAACAATCGGATTAGAAAACAATGATTTATATGTAGATGAATTTAATAATCTTGGGATAAAAGATGGACTTGAAAGATTGGCACAAGATGTTGCTTCATCTGTTAAAGTCTGGAAGGGTGAATTACCTCGTGATATTCAGCGTGGTATTGATTATAATGATATTGATGGTATTCAAGATACTTTAAATCACGATATTATTCAGCAAGCAAACTTGGTAGAGGGAGTTGCCGAAGTAACGGTTGATTACGAACGGAGAGAAAATCGGGTTTTAACGCCTACAATTTATGTAAAGAGTGAAGATGGGGAAGTAGTAGAAGTTTAATTTGACAATTTCAAAAAAATTGACTATGATTATTACAAAGGTGGTGTATAATGGCAGGACAAATTGAAGTAAACGAAAATGGTATAATTGTTCCAGACGCTTCTGAAATAAAAGGTGCATTTCAAGGCGTTTTTACAAATGCTATGGGGACAGATTTAAATCTGGATGATTCTACGCCACAGGGTGTTTTAATTGATGATTTAACCACCGAAAAACAATTAGATAATGCTCAAATTCTTTATCTTATGAATCAATT